TCGGGCGGAGCGACCTTGGCGATCTTGTCGTCGATGAGCTTTTCGACGGCAGCGACATCCACGTCGACGCCATCCTTGCCGGCTTCGCCTGGTGCACCGTCCTTGCCGCGGAATGGTCCAAGCACTTTCGTCCGGCCATCTGAGAAGGTCGCAACCACATCGCCGCCCTCGACGACAAGCATATCAGCGAGGTCGACGGCATTGCGGCCATCTTTGCCATCAATGCCGTCCTTTGGCACGCGAATGGCCGAGACGGCTTTGGCGATCGTCTCATCGATATGTGGCAACAACTGCTCGACCGTGGCGCCGTCCTTGCCGTCTTTCGGGACATGGATGGCAGCGGCCGCCTTCTGGATGCGATCCTCGATCACCGGAACCAGTTCCTCAAGAGTGACGCCATCGCGACCGTCGACGCCATCCTTCACTGTGATGAGGGTGCCAGCTTTTGTCACAGCCTCATCGATCAGCGGACGAACATCGTCGATGGTGACGCTCTTGCCATCCTTGGCGACAGGGAGGGCCGCCACGACGCGTTCGACCGTTTCCTTCACCAGCGACTGCACAAGGGCGGGATCGGCGTCCTTGCCGTCCTGTGCGGTCGGTAGGGCCATGACAGCTTCTGTCACCATCGCGCCGATGTCTGGCAATTGCGGAGCCTGCGGGACTGGGATTGCCGAAACGGCCGATTTCACCGCGTCGGGAACCATGCGCTCAATGACTTCGGCGCGCTTCTCGACCAATGTTTCGATGAGCGGCGCGACATCATCCGCTGTGATCGACTTGCCCGGTTCGCCTTGTGGCCCTCGCTCGCCATCCTTTGGCTCTGGAATGGCTGCCCAAGCTTCGGCGATTGCCTTGTGAGTGGCCTTGTCGACCAAGCCCTCGACGGCGCCCATGTCCACGTCCTTGCCGACGACGATGCCGAGATCGCGCGTCGTGCCATCGGACAATGTGTGGATGAGCGCGCCCTTGCGATCAATCATCAGGGTTCCGATGAGATCGGCGCCGTCCTTGCCGTTGAGGCCGTCGGTGCCGCGCGCGCCGGCAGGACCGATTTCGCCGGGCTCGCCCTTCGCGCCGGGTGTACCATCCTTACCGTCGGCGCCGTCCTTCGCCGCAGGCGCTACTGCGAGAGCGGCCATAATCTGCTCAGGAAGTATCCGGCATACATCGCCGCGGACCACGTCACACTCAGCGCGGATCATGCCGGCGATGTCCGGCAATTCAGGCGCCTTCTTGGGCAGCGCCTCGACCGACGATCGAAGCGCCTGGATGTCTTTGAGCACTACGCCCACATCGGCGACCGTGGCCGACACCATCGTCTCGCACTCGGTCAGGATACCCGCCTTGAGTTCGGCGAGCGCCGCTTTGCGCTTTTCCTTGCCGTCGGCGCGCGCCTTGATCTCGGCCTCGGAAGCGAGCTCGATGTCTTTGAGGGACCGCTTAAGGTCTTCGTTAAATTTCGTTTGGGCAGCCATTCCGGCGGCATGGGTATCATGCAGCTTTGCGATGGCGCTCGGATCGGCATCCTTGCCATCGCGCGGCTGCGGACGCTGTTCAAGAGCGATGATCCGCTTCTCAAATGCGGCGAAGGAATTGTCGACATATGCTTTTACGGCATCGAATCCGTCGTCGAAAGCTTCCTGCAGGTCCATCAGGCGGCTTCCTCTCGCGTCTGGTAGCTTCCTGCCCATTTGGTCTTCACCTTTAACGGGGTGACATTCTTGGGCGGCGTGGGCGGCGGTGTAGCGTCTTGGGTTGTGGTATTGGCGTTTGTCTTGAACGGATCAGCCTGCGCATCGCGCTTCGACAAAGCCTGGAGCGAGAAATCCTGTTGCTGCCGGTAGACGACGTTGCCGCCGGGCGTTGGCTTGAGGCTCAACTTATTCCGCTGCTCGTCAGGCGTCATGATGGATTTGCCCTTGTCGAGCACTTCCATCTGCGTGACGGAATCCATGCGAAGCAGGTTTTCGGTATCGAACTCGGTTCCGTAGACAACAGGCTTCCCGTCTGCATCAGTTCTGGTTACGACGCCTTCACCGATACCAAGCCCCTCGTCGAGGCAGACCTCGATATCCTCGATGTGGCGCTGCAAAGCCTGGTTGTAATATTCGATGTTGAGCGCCTGGACGTTGGTGAATTTCGGCATCTCGCCGACACCAATTTTGTACGGCGGCACGTGATAGGTCGAGCAGACCACTTCGGCGGTCCATTTCAACTGCTCGATCAACTGGCCTTCGACGGCCGAGAACGGCAGCTTCTCGAACTTGACGCCATTGCCGACCACGCCGACGCGGCCACGATTGGCACCGCCGAAGGCCGATTCCCACTGCGCCTTGATCTTGTCGGCATCATCCTTGGTGATCGCTGTCGGTGCTACCAGAAGGCCGCCCGGCATGGCGTTGTTCTTGAACAGCAGAGCCGATTCCGTCTGGATGTTGAGCCCCTGCGTCGCCGCCAGTCCGTTTGCGAACAGCGGCGAGATGCCGACCAGCGGATGAAACATACAGTTGAAACGATCGTGGATGATCTCGCGCGCTGGCACGATGACCTGAGACGGCAGGCTGGCGATGTTGTCGGCGGCGAGCTGGTAGAAAACGCTGCCGTCCTCAGCCACCAGAACCGTGACGCGATTCGGGTCAAGCACGTACATCTTGACCACGACGCCGCGGCCATCGCGCTGTTTCAGGATGTAGGCATTGCCCTTCTGCAGCTTCGACAGCACCCAGCTTTCGAAGAACTGGATCCGATTCTGGAAGACGTTCGGCTTGCGCAGGACGGGCGAATAGGCCGGGTTCTTGGTCTCGGTCCAGATGCCATTTTCGTCCTGGAGGACGAGCTTGACGCGCAGCTTGGCGATATCCGAGGCGATCAGCGTCCGACAGGCGAAATCGGCATGGAAGGAAAGGACCGATGCCTCGTTGATCTCGACATTTTTTTGCCAAGCGCCCGCAAAACTTTCGCGCACCAATGGCCACCAGCCACCGCTGCCGGCGCCGACCATGGACAGCGCTTTCTTGCCGCGCGTGATTTCAATGCCGAAAGGAAGGCGCATCAGGCCACCTTCATGGAGAGACGCATCAATTCTCTCTCCTCTTCCGGTGTTGGCGGCTCGGTCCTGCCGCAGAACACGATCTCGTCGAAACCATGCATGCGCGCCATCCGTTCGGCTTGTGTGTCGTCATTGGCGATGGCGAGGATGTCCCCCGGCCAATGCTCTGCGGCTTCCGGCGAAGCGATCACGGCGTCGAAAGGTCCGCTATCGAGCGCAGCGGCGGCTTCATCCCAGACCGTTTCGGCATATCCAAGGATGAGGCATCGCCCCTGCGGCGACCTGCGATAACGTTCAGAGACCCACTCATCGAGACTGCCCTCGGCGAACTGCCAAGGCTTGAAATAGCCGGGGAAGAACATCAGCCGGATATCCGCCGGCATCGTCTCTCGGCGCTGACGATTCCACCAGCGCACCCCGTCTTCTGGTCCCCATGTCTGTTCGCCTGGTCCAAGCACATGGCTGATCCATGCCTGGTCTGAGCCAATGAACTTGCGCCCCGCTTCTGCCGCCTCTGTCGCGTTGAAACGATCATAGACTTGTGGCCTTGCGCCGGCGTTCATCAGCATCATCGAGCCGTTGTAGAACCGTCCCGGTGCCGTGCCGCGGTACATCTTGAAGTCGGCATCGGTCTCGAACAGCGGATCGAGCGGCCCGGAGACGACGCAATCCATGTCCATGCAGACGAAGCGCTCGCCGAAGATTCCCGCTGCCTTCGGGCCGAACATGGCAATCCGACGCAGGCATTGCGGCCTGGCCGGGCCCCATGTCGGGATGGTGATGCTTTCGAAGTCGCGCGGCGGCGCGATGATCTCGATCGAGGGATCGATGCCTTCCGGCAAATCCGTTACGCAGGCGATACGATGCGGCATCGACAGGTTGCGGGCGACCTGATCAGCCCAGATGTTGACGTGTTCCGGCCGATATTCGACGCGCCCGCCCGGCTGTTTCCAGTACCATGCCAAAATCGTGATCAAAGCTGCTGCTCCCACGGAAACTGCAACACCTTGACGACGTTCTCCTCGCCACGGGCGATCTTGCCCATCAATATTTCCTTGCGTGCGCCGAGCCAGCGCCCTTCCTTACGTGGCAGCGTCGTGGTCGAAGCATCCGGCACGAGATCGCGCCAGTAGCGGGTCAGCGGCACCTTGTCCAAGTGCTGATGAATGGCTCTGGAATAGGCCCTTGAGCGGAACAGAGAATCGGTGCCGTACACGCCTACGAACGATTCGTCATAGCCGCCGATGTGCCAGAACGTCTCCTTGGTGACGACGAAACTGTTTGGATGCGGCTTTTCGCGCCCGTCCTTCATCGTTGGCAGTCCAGTGTCAGCCTCGACCCTGGCCAGCGTGTAGATTGCTTTGCGGTCGAGTTTGCCGAGGTTGATGCGCTTGAGCAGCGCCTCTGCCGCATCCTGCTTCAGCACATGATCCATGTCGGTCAGCAGCAGCCATTCGCCTTTCGCGACATCAGCGCCAAGATTGCGCGCCGCGTGCTGATGCCAAGGGCGGTCTTCCAGCACGCGATAGATCGACAGTTTTGGCAGACCCTCCGGCCGCAGCACATCGATCGCATGGCCTTCCGGCGAGCCATCGTCTACGATGACGATCTCGACGCGGTCCTTGATTGCCTCAGGCCACGATGCCCAATTGGCGAACTGCAGAGAAAGCATCGAAGGGTTCAAATAGTACGGTAGGACAATCGACAGGTCGGTCATCAAAATCCACATTTTGTAGATGACATGAGCGCCGAAACGTCCCTATAATCGGGGTATGACAGCGAATGAATTTTGCACTTGGCTCAAAGCCATGAAGATCACCGGCGCCGAGGCGGCTCGCCTGCTAGGCGTCAACGTGAACACGATCACCCGATACAAGAAGGAAGGCGCCCCGCAGACGGTCAGTCTTGCGTGCGCTGCGCTCTATCACCGGATGGAGGAATGGAAATGACGCCTCTTGAGGTTATCGCAGACTTTCTTAAGCACGACATCGATCCTGAAATCATCGACGCAGGGGCCGACGCCTATGCAGCGAAACTTCTTGCGCGCCTTGGCGACACGCTACAGCCGTCCGATTTGAGACATCGCCTACGCGAACGTGCGGCAACCGCCAGAAGCGAGGAAACGGCAACGGCCCTTGGCGATGCACTCCATTTCGAGGAAGCCGCTGATGAAATTGAGATACTGTTGGCAGCGCGGATCGACGCTCACGAAGAAGCCGAACACTTCCTTTCCGTTGCTATCGATAGGTCTCCGGAGCCGCTTCGGCAGCTTGGGGAATATCTCGCAGAAGTATTGGACGAAGATCAGTTCCCGCGCGCTGATCGATTGCTGCTGGGCATCGCCACCGCTCTCATGCAAGGCTCTGTGTCTTGACACACCACACAGGCAGTCCGCTCGCGGCGGCAATGATGCCGGCCTGCTTGCGATCAGACTCAATGAAGAACTCGGCGCCGATCTGGCTGAATTTCTCGGCCTTCCACTGCCCGCGCCCGCCGTGCGCCATTCTTTCCTGCTTGGTTGCAAATGGCATCATCGTCATGCTCGAATATTGGATCCCGTAGCGGCGAAGCCATGCATCGGTTGCCGCGCGGTATTTTTCCAGCCGGCCAGTCACAATATGGCCGATCGGCCGCGTCGGGATGAATAATGGCTCGGCGGTGTCGATGAAGCGCAGATAGCGCGCGCCGTCGTCGTTTTCCTCTTTTGACGGATCCCGGCAGAAGACGCCGTCGAAGTCGAAGCACCAGCGGTTGAGGCGCGCGTGCTTCACAATGTTCCATTCGAAGGCGCGCGGCCCCTGCACGGTCTCGCAGAAGATGTCGACCAGGCCGTCAATGCCGCGGTACGGCCCGAAGACGCAGAACCGTGTGATCGCGACGCCTGCGCCGATGCGCTTGACAGCATTGGCCATCGCCGTGCCGTGATTGACTGTGTCGTCGACCAGCAGGATGCGCTTGCCCGCGCCGGCAAGCCGGCCAGAGCGCTCGAACACATATCCCCTGGCGAAACTCTCCACATCCGACAGCGGCAACTGCAGCGCCGTTGCAAGGATCGATGCCGGGATCATGCCCGAGCGCGGAATGCCGACAACGACATCGAACGAATTGCGATCGAGCCGGTGCAGGTTGGCGATGATGGCCCGATTGAGATCGGCGATGCTGCGGACGCTCAACATCAGGGCTTTCGCCCTTTCAGGCCGAGATTGATGAATGCATGATGGCGAGATGCACGCGCGTCCTCGCGGGTCAGCGGCTCCAGATCGACCAGACCGGCATCCTTGAAGCAGCGCGCCAGGTAGTTCGGCGTCAGCAGCATGCGGTGCTTCTGATATTCGTTGCCGCCCTTGGGATAGTTCATCAACCGGGCAACGCACCACAGATAGGGATCGCCGCCGGTCTGCGCCTCGCGCCATGTCGGGTTCGGGCCGGTCCACTCGCCGGTCTCATCGAAGTGCAGGAGCGCGGCCATCAGCCGGCGGGCATCGATGGTATGCACCTCGAGCCAGCCATCCGATTTGAGAATGCGTGCCCACTGCTTGACAGTGTCGGCGACACCTTCCCACTCGATATGCTCAAGGACATGGCTCGAATAGACGAGATCAAACGTCCCATCAGCAAAAGGCGGAGCGCTTGCATCACCGACATGATCGACGAGCGGCCCGGCCACTATATCGAGGGTTTCGAATCCGGCGATCTTCGCCTTGTTCGGCCCGATCTCCAGGCACCTCACGATGAGGCGGTCTCGTCGTCATCCTCGTCTGTTTCCTCGACATCGGCTTCGTCAGCCGCCGGCACATCAGCCTCTGCCATCTTAGCGCGCAGGGTCTCTGCGTCCCAGCCCATGAATGGACGTTTGCCGACCTTGGCCTGATATTCCTCGCGCAGTGGGGCAAGGTCTTCTACCGCGGCAGGCTCTGATGTCACCTCGACAGGTTTTGCAATGACTTCTGCCGGCGGCTCTGCTTTGGCGACTTGGGGCTTAACCTTTTCGGCAATGGCCTTCGGCAGCGCGCTGATCTTGCCCGGCTCGCGCTGTTCGCGCGCCCTCTTGACGGCGATCAGCAGCCGGCCGTGCGCTGGCTTTGCCTCGAAATGATCGCCTGCTAGCAGCCTGCGCGTATTGTAGGAAAAGGACTTCGTTGCTGTGAGCTTCATCTTGCCGGCCTTTCAAGGAGGGAAGCGGGCGACCGTAGCCGCCCGCTCATGATGTCAGGAATCAGGACGGAACGACCGCACCACCCCATGCAGTGGCGGTGAGGTAGGCCACGGCAATGCGCTCCGGAGCCACCATCCAGTTCGAAACTTTCTCTGCGCGGAACGCGACGAGATTGTTCTGCCACAGCGAGACTAGCGAGGCGCCGGTGCCGGCTGCACCATCCTGCGTGAAATGACCGTTTTCCTTCATTTCGATGCTGGCCTGGTTGCTGACATCGACCTGAATGCTGCCGCTGTTGATCAGAATGTCGTTTGCATTGACGAGCACGACGTTCGTACCAACATGTTTCGACACGATCACCGGATAGCCCATCAGCATTCCACCGCGCATACTCATCGTGGGGAACTGCAACTGACCCAAGGCATTGAGCATCGTGCCCAGTGCATTGGCATTGTTCGGCGACATGATGAATACCGCTGTCGTCGGATCGTTGTTGGCGTCGGTGTACTTCGCCAGCAGCGAGCGAATATCCAGGATGATGTCGTCGGCATCACCGGTGCCGGTAGCCACGATTGCCGGGGCGCCGTTGGTGATCGATGCCGGCTTGACGCCGGACGAGCCGCCATTTGACGGATCGACGAAGGTCAGATCCTCGACCTTGATCAGAGCCTTCGCAAGCTGGTCGCGGATGATGACATCCGATTCCGGTGTCGAATAACGAATATTCTCGTCCGAAAGGACGCAAATGTTCGCCATCTTCAGAGGAGTAAGAACGTCGCGATTAAAGCCGAACTCCACAGGAGTCTTGGGCTTTGCTTCGCCGACCCAATAGCCGTCGCCGCCTTCCGTCTGCGAAACGATCGGACGGTAGAACGGGACGGTGCGCAGCGCAGGGATGCCATTCGTTCCGAATTTGCCGACGATTGTCCCTTCGCGGAGGAATTCGAGGAACTCGGCCATTGCGCCGCCTTCCTGCGAAATCAGATTGTAGCCCCAATTGCCGGAGACGGTCGTGCCTGGAAGCACTTCGTTGGCCTTGGTGACCAAATGATAAGTCTCGCTATCCTGACCATACATACCCTTGGCCACGACATCGACCGTCATCATTTCGAGTTTGCTGACTGCGCGCGCCTTCAAATAGCGCGTGAACCGAATGCCCGGCTCTTCCTTCTTCTTCGCTGTGGCCGGCGCGGTCCAGCCGCGCGATGCGGTGCCTTCGTCGCTATTGCCCGCCTTCACGACCTTCGCCGTGCCGGCCTTGGCCGTCTCAATGAACTGCTTTTCGTCGATCTCGACATCGAGCGCCTCGATTTCCGAGCGGAGCGTCTTGAATTCCTTACGCTCATCCTCGGTCTTCGTGCGTCCGTTCGCCGATGCATCAATTTCCTCGATGCGGAGGAAGTTGTTCTTACGCTTCTCCTGAAGCTCAAGAATGGTAGTCATTTTCGTAGTTCCTTTTCCCGACTGGGAGTTGATTTGCAGGGTTGAAGATCCCGTAGCGCCGGGAAGTCTCGACGACGAACGCTCGATGTGGCCTGTCGCGGCCCGAGCGTTCGTATCGAATTGTTTGATTGAAAGAATCGATGCTTCGCTGTTCGCGGCGATCGTGACCGCAGACAATTCCAGCCAAAGCCATTTGATAAATCGAGTGCCGAAAGTGCCTTCTATGCGGGCAGTCTCGATGCCTTTGAAACCAATCGAAAGTCCCCGCACGAGCCGCAGTTTGATGTCCTGCCACGCGGAATCTAGACGATCCTTGACCGGCCCCGGTTCGTCGGTCTGCTGAAGCTTAACCTTGACTTCGATGCCGGTATTCAAAACCTTGGCGCTGATCACATGGCCAACCGGCCGATCGCTGTCATGCTGCCAAAGAAATGGGATAGGTAGTTGGAAGACTCCGCCCTTCGGCTCTACTATATCTTCCATCAAATCTGTACTCGGAGTCGTGGCGATGCCAACGAATGTGCGAGTTTTATCGTCCATCTCCTTGATATCAAGCAAGGAGTATGCGCGGCTCGACATGACCATGTCGGACCTCCAATTCTATTCAGATGAAGTTATTAGACTTTGGCGACTTTGCGCCGAGCCCATGCGGCTCTTGATGAGGCCGACATCTTGGCTCTCAGTTCATCATTCATGCGCGCGATCATTGCAGCCGAAGTCTTGGCTCTACCCTCTGGCGTACGTTTGATGCCTCGATTGGCGGCGGCGGTTCGCTCGACAGCGTCAGGTGGTCGCTTGAGACCACGATGTCCGGCGGCTGATCTCGCAATCGCTTCGGGCGAACACTTTTTGCCAATCTGCATGGCGGACAGTAGCGCCCGCGTTTCAGCAGATCGTCTTGTGCCTAGAGGCGAGCCGGCGACTTTGGCGATATTGTAATCGCAGCCGGCGTCAAGGTAGTGCTGCTCTCGGCTGATGAGGTCTTGCGGCGCGCAGAGTTCAATGATCCGAAATTCGAAGGCATCCCTGCCGTACTTGTTCCACGCATTTTGCAGGTAACGGTTCCGGTGAACTCCCTTTGGAAGATCATGCCGATGTCGTGCCCACCGTAGCCTCAGATTGACCGCGCTACCCACATAACGATGGCCGGTGATCGTGTTGACGATCTCATAAATAGCGCTCACCTTTGGTAGAGCCATTCGAGCCTCCCTTAAAGGTTCGTCAGGTCAGGGTCGGTGAGGCATCGCAAGTGCTTCATCGACCCGTCTAATATACGTTACGCCTCGTCAAAAGCACGATATATTCACCATTTTGGTGATGACAGCGCTCTGCGAACCGGTTAGGTTCGGGGCATGACAAGCGAAGAATTTCAAAGTTGGCTCAAGGCCATGCAGATCAGCGCCGCCAAGGCTGCCGAACTGCTCGATGTGAAGCCGAACACGATCACCCGTTACAAGCGCGATGGCGCTCCCCAAACCGTGGCGCTCGCCTGTGCTGCGCTCTATCACCGGCTGGAGGAATGGAAATGACATCGCATAAAGCCCGCGATGAGCATTGGAACGATTACTTGTTGAGCGACATCAACGAGCAGATCGAAGGGAAGCAGATCGAACTGGCTTCGTTGTGGATGCAGCGCCGTGAGCGTCTCGCTGAACTCAACGGCAAATCGCCACCGAAGCCCAAGCCAAAACATACGCTGACCGAACGTGCCGAACTTAAGAGTTGCCCCAGCTTATCCATAAGGGCACAGAGCGTGCTTATGTGGGCTACCACTGGATACGGGTCGTGGGCTGAATCAGACTGGAAAACTTGGGTCCGCAACCAGAGCGACTCAGAGTTACTCAGGATAGGAAACTTGGGCAGAAAGACCCTTCGCGAATTGCGGGATTGGTCTCAGGCGACCAGGAAAAGCTCGTAAGTCGGTATCGTCTTCGGCTGTGGGCTCAGTCCCATCAGCACCTTTGCGTGTAAGGTTGCCATCAGCGGATCGATCTTGGCCGATCCGGAGACCTGCTTGTCGATCGAGATGGCGTTGCCGCGCGGAACGATCTTGGCGTTGCCGACGGCGAAGTTCATGAGCGCCTGGCCGGGATGGATGATGTTCCCGCCGGCGAGATCGCGTTCCGTATCCTTGATGGCACCGTTCAGCTTCCAGCCCTGCGAGATGCCGACGATGCGTTCCTTCTCGATGCCGTCCTCGCCGGTCAGCGCCTTGGTGATGGCCGCAACGCCGAAACTATCGACGCCGACCGTATTCTCCGCGGCCAGCAACCCGGATGCCTCGACCTCGAACACCATGTCAGCGAGGTGATCGACATCTTCACCAGGCAACTTGACGAAGGTCAGTTCGCCGACCTTTGCCAGATCGTCGAGCTTGGGCGCGATTTCCTTGCGGCGTTCCTTGACGATCTCGTGCGCCCAGGCATGGCACCAGAGCAGCAGTTTGCCGGTTTCCTTCTCTCGACCCAACACCGCCAGGCCGAGCAGATCGTCGAGCCCGCCGCCGTCAATCCCGACGACGATCACTTCCGAGCGCCGGATGACCTCCTGCATCGTCAGCGTCTTGTCGACGTTCGATGCGCCGGTCTTCGGATTGCCGAGCCAAAAGTCTGTTCCCGCCCATCTGTCGCTATGCAGCGCCAGACCGATTTCGATGTTCAGATGCTGAGAAGCCCAGCGCCGTTCCTCTCCGTCGCCCTTTTCTCTCGCCTCGGCAAAACCCGAGATCATCGTGTCGAGATGCTGCGACCGGCCAAGGTTCGGCGTGACCATCGGCCAGTTGACTGGCTCGGCCCATGGCTTCGACTGATCGGTCTGCATCTCCTCAGGGAACTCGTAGACGATCGGCAGCATCCGCGAATTTGGAATGCGGCCATCGCGAACGCCGCGGGCATACATCAGTTCGGCCCGGAACACTCCCGCCGGCGGCTCATCGCTTTGCGTCGAGATGATCAGCAGGAAGCCGTTCTTCTTCGATTGCAGCGCGCCACGGATCTGCCCGATGACCCGAGACGCAAAATGCATCTGCCCCATGATGTGGAGCTCGTCGATCAAAACTCCGATCGGCTTCGCGCCCGTCATCACCTTCATGTCGAAGGTTTTCACCTTCACGAAGGCCTTGTTCGTCCGGTCGCGAATCGTCTTGCGGTTCTCGATGACGTGGAACCGCTTTTGCAGATACCCCTCTGGATCGGCATCGATCATGCCGGCCGCCTGTTGAAAGGCGAGGTCGGCGATCTCTTGCGTTGGCGCCACGAACAAGAACTCGCCGCGCGGCACCTCATTGACCAGCAGCGCGGTGAGCATCAGCCCGGCACCGTTGGTCGTCTTGGAGTTCTTCTTCGCCACCAGCGAGAAGACCTCGGGCACATGCCGGACGCCGAAGTCATCGAGCGAGCCAAACACCACCCGGACGATATCGCGGAACCAGTCGCCGGCCGCCTCGGCAAATGCCGGCTGGTCGGCAATGTCAGGCACTCGCAGCTTGTCGAATATCCTGACCGCCTTGTCGGCCTTGGCAGTGAACAGTGGCAGATCGGGAACCAGTCGACCTGTCGATTTCAGCCGCGCGAACCAGTCAGGCTGCGCGAAATTCCATCCTGTCATTGCAGGACGTCACCCCAGCCAGGGCTTGCCCGCGAAACCTGGGCCTCCTCGTCGAGGATTTCCTTCTTGCCCTTGGCCGGCACTCTTGGCGCTGGTTTGGCTGGCTTCGGCGGCAAGGCACCGGCGGTTTCCAGCAATCTGTTCTGGGCGGCGACGTTCCCGGCCTTGGCTGAATGGTATCGAGCCATCAGGATTTCGGCCGTCACCTTCGCGGCACCAAGTTCAACGTCCGCAAAAAAATGCTTGGTCAGCGTGTGGGGCGCGATGCCAAGAGCAATGGCAATTGCTTCATTCGACATGCCGCCAGCCTTGCAAACGCGGACTTTCTCGCGCTGGTCCTCCGTCGGCTCGAACGGAGGTCGGCCGCTGTTTTTATTGCCGGCCATGACTGAAATTCGCAGTGCCAGCAAAAAAAACGCGTGAAAGACCCCCAGGCGGTAGCGAGGGGCATGCAACTCTGGATTTCTTCCGATACCCCCCCAGGTTGCAATCAACCAAACAGAAGCATCTGACCCTTGGACCTACCGCTCTTGGCGAGGTTGCATTTCCTACATGCGCATTGGACATTGCGATACGAATGCTCGCCACCTTCTGCAAGTGATCTGATGTGGTCCACTTCCGGTGCACGATCATCGAATGTCCCGCGAAGTTTGCGCGGGGTCTTCACCCCACATAGCTGACAGGTCCAGTTATCTCGTTCGAGAATCCTGACCGCATTGACAAGTTCTACCGTGACACCGCGCTGCTTCAGCTTGCGCGCTTTCCTGCTTGCTGCTCTTGATCCCGAGGCGATGGCCAGCATGCGGGCTGCGGCTTTGCGGCATTTACGGCTGCAATAGGTATTCGCCTTCTCGCCAGGTCTCGTCGCATACGGGATGCTGCATTGCCTGCAGATGAATGAACGCGGGACATGAACGCGAGGCTCTTTGGCGTCTACCCGACATACGTCCGAGCAGTAGCGCCTCGCCCTGCTACCTTTGTACACGGACAGGCGGGAGCATTGACCGCAAGGCGATATGGTCACTGTACTGTGTGGGAAGGCCGCTCGCTTACCATCAGCGGAGCATGCCCTGCTGCAATAGCGCCCTTCTTTTATCTTGCCGCTTCGTGCCCTGCCGGATGGGTTGCCCATCACGAAGGTAGCACCGCATGTCTCACAGGCTCTGGTTCGCTCACGCCTCACCCGGTCTACCCGAGCAATGTCTCCCTTGATCTTACCGCATGCGCGTCCGCATGTTTCGGTGCGCCGATTATAGGTCGAGAAGGCCGCACCGCAGACGACACATGCCTTATGGATATTGGCCTTGGGAGTAGGCCTGATGATTGCCGCCTTGCAGGCCGGTGAACAATGTTGCGGCATCCGACCGCGCTGGCCAGTTCCCTGAAATATTTCCGAACAAGTGGAGCACGTTCCGAATTCAGTGCGGATTGAAACCTTCGCCTTCGGAATTGGCCTTGGCTTGCGAGGATTCCGGCATTCATCGGAACAGTAGCGAGGGAGCCGGCCGCATCCTGATTTTACGAAGGGGAACGAATTGCCGCAGGTCAGACACTCTAGCGAACGCGGGCATTCTTCGCATATGAAGGCGGTAGCCATGGTCGATCCTCATCCGATCGGTTGTGGTCAGGCTCGGCCTCGTGTTTCCAGCACTTGGTCGAGCCGCCTAACCTATCGGAATCAGTAGCGAATTGCCATCCTTTTCGCCCGTTCTGCCACCGTCTTCGCTGTATGATGAGACCCACACAGACACTGCCCATTGGCGACATCGAGAGGGGCGCCGCCATCCTTGCGCTCGACAATGTGGTCAGCGAACAGCCTTGAGGGTGCGCTGACATGGCAGCGCTTGCCGTTCTCTACGGCCTGGCACCGGTAGCCTGCGCGCCGCAAGACCTGCTGGCGCCATGCTCTATGCTCAGGTGTGAGCAGCTCAGCGTCGGCCTTCTTCGCTATCGGCTGGGCAGAGCGCAGGTCTACCTGCCTGTGCTGCTGGCCGATCTGGCGTACCATCAGTTGCAGTTCTGGTCGACAAGCCAGCGATCCATGGTGCATGGCTGCATCGAGGCACAAGCCGACAGCGCCAACATGGCAGCGAGGATGAGGATGCGCATGGGGGATGTCCAGTGCGTGTCTAGCGGCGGCGCATCTTGAACAGATAGTACGCCGTGCGCACGAGGTTGAAGATGATGAACGGCCACATGGCGATGATGACTACCGCGCAAACGGTCTGGATGATCTCGCCGGCGCCCATCACGCCGCCTGCTTCCTGCGCTGCTGCTCCCGCTGGCGGGGCGCTGTCATTTGAACAACTTGTCCATCTGGTGCCCTGCGACCCTTTCGCATAGGGCAATGAACTGATCCGTCGCCAGATCGTTCTTCATGAGGTTAATGACCGCGCAAACTATCTGGATGTTGTCGACGGTGTAATTCCCATGGCTGTCGATCCGATCGACGCTCGGGGTCATTTTGGCTCGCTTGCCGCGCCCTATCGTTCCCGCTTCGTTGAAGTCCATCTGCATGCCCGTGAGATTGCACAGGCCACCTTGCTCCAGATACCGTCCAAGGATGTCGTCCTTTGATATGGCGAAGACAATGCCGCGGCTTGAGGCGCTTGCCCGTATACCGCTCAACGCATTGGTGAAGTAGCGATCAATATCTGGCAGGTAAAGCGGATGCTTCGACCACTGCCCACTCTGCTGCTTTCTGCACGTCCAGCAATTCGGATGCAGTGCTTGAACCCAAGCTAAGGAGCGCCGTCCGCCGCCCCTTATTTTGTCGGTGACGCGGAACAGTGGCTCAAAGCTGTCCATCGGCATGTCGCGCTTACATCGAAAGCACTTGAACCGCTTGTGTTCGTCTGGGCCGAACATCTGCGCCAGATGCACATGCTCAGATCCATAATTGTGAGGGAGGGCCTTGCGCGGTGCGCTCATGATTTTTCAGCCGAGCAAATCATTATGCTGATGCGCGCATGTAGTCAATGCCATTGCCACTGCCTTTCTTTAAAGTGCCATCGCTCTGATCTGACCCGGCGGCCCGTTCATTTCCCCTGGCTTTCTTGAATATCCCCAGCATTCCGCTAACAAATCGAGGTAAGTGCGCAGGTTGTCGGTCAATGTATCGCGCTGCCGGCGCGTCTGGCCAAGGTCGTGCATGGAGTATCCGTCACCCACAACATAGCTCACCAGCTTGTACGCGTAAAGCCCGTGCGCCTTGGTTAACGCCTTGAAAGCCTTATGCAATTGCCGTCCGGCCTCGATCTGTCCGGGGTTGATCGGATCAGCGATCGGGCCGCCGTCGACCACCACGCGGGAATAGTCCATGGCCGATGCACCCTTGCCTCCCATGCGCTCATAATGTCTGCGGAAGGTGTCAGCGGCGAGCGCCTGGGCTGGGTTGAGTTGCCCGCGTGCGACCAGCGTCCCGATTGCGCTCTCGCGGGTGTTTATTGGCACCGACACCAGACGCGGGAAAGCCTTCTCGCCGTCCCTATCGGGGCGCCAATCTGGGTTTTCCACCGTGGCAAGGCCGATGCTGATTTTCGATACTGACACAGGCTTTTTCTTTTTGCGTCGTGCCATTCTATGTCCCCGTTCGTTTTGCGTGCCGCCGCAATGACGCGAGGACACTGGTATGATCTTTCCCGCCGAATATCCGGCCGATGACAGGGAGTGAGAATGAACATCTGTCGCCGTTTGTCAGCGCCTTGACGGCGGCAATGGCCTCATCCCGCGCCGTAACGATGCGGCGGTATCGCCCCTTGCCCACTAGGTCGGCAAAGGTCAGGCCGTGCTTGTGCGCGATGTCGTGGATGATCTGCTGCGCTTCGGTGCGCGGGATGACGAGCCGAATGATGGTGCATGGCTCAGGGGCGGGCTGTGGAGCGCGTTCTGGCTTCGACGGCGCTGCGATGGCCGGAAGCGGCTGCCGCTGCTGTGCGAGGCGCTCTATGCCTGCCTGTGTGTGGGAACACGCGTACACTTTCATTTCTTGTCTGCCCTGTAAGATTTGAAAGCTTCGACGCACCTATCCCAATCATCAGGATGCATGACTATGCAATCGCAATCGGCATCCTCAATCGGTGCGCCGATGGGTCCAACCCAAACCACCTGACCTCTACGCTTGAGGACATGGTAACCCTTGGGGATGATGCGTGATGCTCTCAGGCCGAAGCCTAGTGGAATGCCGTCGATATGCTTGAAGTCGTCGCGGCTGCTCATACCCTCTGCCTCCGCTCGACTTTCACAATCCTGCCGCCGGCGATCACGCCACCCAGCGCCTGTTCCTGCTGCTCGGCGGCGTGCGCGGCGCGATCTTCGTGCCATGCACTAATCCCCAGCACGTCAGCGCATTCCTTCGCCTTCTCGGCCCGCGTCTTCGAGTTGATCACCTCCGCGACGTAATCCCGTGCCGCATTGCGCGCCTGCAGCCAGGTCTCGAAATACTTCGGTCCGTCCTTGAAGGGTGTCAGCGCGAGCTTCACCTCTACGAACCATGTGTGCATAGGACGATAGCCGGATGCGGTTGGAAGGGCGCCGTAATCTGGGGCGAAGGTTCTCATGCCGCTGCCCTCTCGGCAAAGCGGCCTTCACGGTTAAACCAGTCATACCAACGGCAGGGTCCGCAGGTGCAGCGCCAACCGTTCTTGCGCAAAGTGTCGAGGAGCCGCTTCGCTTCCGATCTCCGAAGGCTGTAGGAGTTCCAGCACCAGTTGCCGACCCAATCTTGAGAGCCGACGATTTTGAAGTTGCGGCGATGGATGCGAATGAAACTGTCGCCCGCTGTAAAGGCGTAGCTCTGCCAGCCGGGCGCCTCCATTTCGATGTCGCCATACGTCGCCATCATTGCCTTGCCGGCGAACAGCCCGTTATCCGGATCGTTGCAGGCGAAGTGAATTTGCACCGTGCGCTTCATGCCGCCGCCCTTTCCGAGATCAGCCCGCGAAGCCGCTTCAGGTTCTCAGGGTCGATCAGATAGCCGACACCCCAATCGCTGAGGATTTCTATGTTGAAGTGGTGGAGCTTATCGCGGATACGCACCATCAGGACATCGATGACGCGGACGTTTTCCCGGTCGCCCCATCGGCAGCTTGCCGTGCGCAGATGCTCTCTTGATGCGCGGCCTCGCTTGGCCAATGCAGCGAGCACCATCGCTTCCGATAGCGTCAGGCCGAATGCATACTGGCACCGGTGCGCGTCGATTTCGGCAGGCAAGGCATTGATGAGCGCTCCCTCCAAGGCATTGATATGCGCGATCAGCTTCTCTCGGCTGGCGGTGTTGACGTTGATGCGCGGGATGGCGAAGGGTGCGTTCATGCGACATTTCCGAACAGTTCAGCGACCGGCTCAGGCCGCATCGAGGTATAACGGGTGTATTCAGCCTCGAAACGAACGCGGAAGCGCCTGTTAGGGTCGCCGTATCGCCATTTGAGCACGCCGAGCTCGGCCTGGTCGGCTTCCCACTTCTCGCGCTGGAACCGCGCGTTGATGCGCTCCTCGTCCTTGGCGTCGTCTGCCGTGGCAAGCTGGCTCTGCCAGTATTTCCACCCTCTATAGAGGTAGAACACCGCGTCATAATCCTCGCGACCCATCTCGCCGCCGAAGATATCGCTGTCGATCGGGCGCGGGTTCTTGCGTTTTACGCCGGAGCCGCTGCGCTGCATGAGGTTGAACCAGACCAATCCCATGCTACTGGCTGCTTCCTTGAAAATCCCATTCATGTCTGCGGCAATGCGACCCTCATGCGCCTTTGGATCGTTCGGCTTCACCTTGCGGGAGTGGTCGAGCACCACCAGCCCAGGCTTGTCCGTCTTCCTGCACATCGGCCCTAGCGAGCGCTTCACGTAGTCGACGAGATGCCCGGCGGTGTCGAACGATGCATTGCACTTGCGGATCTTGATCGGCAGTTTGCGCACTTCTGACAGGCAGTCGAGATATCTCTCGATCTCACGTTCCATCATCGTCCGGTTGCGGATGCGGGTGTTTTCGATCCCTGTCCGCTGCGACACAATCTGGTTGATGATCTGGTCGGCCGACTGGTCGAACGACAGCACCTCGACCGGGTGGCCAAGCGAGGCGGCATAGTCGACGACCTGGACAGCCAATGAAGTTTTTCCTTCTCCACTTGCCGATAGCATGCCGACGAGGCTGCCGATTTCCATCTCGCCGCCGAGAATGTCACGCAGTTGGATGAGCGGCAGCGGGATCGACGGCTTCTTCAACTGCGCCGAAAAGGCTTCCATGATCTGGGTGACAGTGCGGTCGACGCTTTCGTCACCGCCCTCATCGCGCACGTTGGCCAGTGAAGCCTCCATCTTTGCCTCGGCGTCATAGGCGATCTGCCGCGGCGGCATGTCCACCGGCGCGTCATAGGCGACTTCGACCATATCCTGGCCGATGACGATCAGTTCCCGCCGCATGGCGAGGTCGACGATCGCCCGCGCGTAATCAATGGCGATGATGACCGTCACCGCCTCGCTGGCGAGTCGCCCAACATATTGTGCTACGGTGAGTTGCCCGACCTTTTCGCCTGCCGGCAGAAACGTCTTGATGGTTATCGGTGTTGCCGACTTGCCCTTGCTGATGAACTCGCCGACGACTTCGTAGACCTTGCGATGCAGCGGCTCGTAGAAATGCGCGGCCGACAGTACGCCGGAGACAGCGGTATAGGCCGCGTTGTTCACTAGGATGGCACCGAGTACGGCTTGCTCGGCTTCGATATTGTTCGGCTTCTCGCGATCTTCGTTCACGCCGCCCTCGCCTGTCCGGTGCGCAGCGCCATGAACGCAGCCTGATGCCGCTTAGGGATGAACGTGCAGGCTTCCCATGCCCACGCGATCCCGATCGCTTCGGCGGCGTCACGCTGCTCGGCTTTGGTCGACGGCAGACTGATGCGTTCGCGCAGTGCCATATCGATGGCCGCCTGTTTCCAGTCGTCCTTTAAGGTTTCTTCCATTTTGCCGGTTTTGCGGTTGCGCTTCTTGACGACGACTTTCGGAGGAACGAACTGCTTGCCGAAATAGGCGTTGCGCCACGTCTTGGACGCGACCAGTCCCCACGGGATGCGATAGCAATTGAGGATAGCCACTGCTGCGCCGGCCAAGCCTGATAATTGCAAGGCGTTGGGGTTGATAGTGTCCTTCTGCGTTTGGCCGGCTAGGTCAGCGCCTTCCTTGTGGAATGTCATGACGTTGCGCATCGGCATCTCGATGGCCACGAATTGCGGGCGCGCCGTGGTGTCGCGGTAGCGCTGCATCAGCAACCAAGCGAGCTCGCCGGCCTTCTCCTCGGAGTTCTCGCCTTCGGCATAGAGGCAGAGACAGCGAGCGGAAGACAGGCGGCCGGGCTTTTCAACCTGTGCCACGCCGCAGCTTGTCGCGATGTCGAGGCCTTCGATGATCATGCCGCCTCGCTGACAGAAGAATAATCTTCCGGTCGCTCAAGCGCTTTCCGGCATGGCGGTATCCACTGGAAGACTGGCCCTTGCTCGCCCATCATCCAGACAAGCCAGCAATAGGCGGTGGCTGTGGACCCGGTAGCGTCAAGCCGTCCTTTGACCATGACAACGCGTTCGGCGAACTGCGCGATTATCGAAGGTGGGTTCTTGCTGAACAGTTCTTGGTAGCGGCCGATTCCCTCTAGGAAGGCAGAGCGCACGATGATGGCCACGCCAACGCGAGGCTGAAGTTGAAAGGCTCGCTCTAAGAACTGTGTCGCAAGGCGAAACGGCGGATTGGTGATGATCCAGTCGATCCCATGGGTCGCGATGCAGGCCGATTCGCTGCCAGGAAACAGGAAGTCCACCACGCGGTCTTGCTCGGGCGAATCGTAGTCGTGGATATCGCTGGTCCGTACAAAGCCGAAGAACTCGCGAAGCGGCTTGGACATGTGCCCGCGATTGCACGCCGGTTCCCATACCGATTCGCGCTTCATGATTTCCGGCGGCATGAAGCCATAACGCGGCCAGATTACATGCTTGATGAGCGCGCGCGTTGCCCATGGCGGCGTGGGGAAGTCGTCGAGACTGTCGTGAGCCTCGACCCGGCGCTGCATGACGGCAGTGGAGATGTTTTGCGCCATCAGGTACCTCGACCAGGAACGAACAAACAAATGGTCCGGCCGTCATCGAGCCCGCCTACGCTGCACCAATGAAACCGCCCGTCGGGGCTCTGCTTAACCTTGGGATCGGACATGTTGATCAGTTCGTGCGTCTTGCGGATTTCATAGCCGCGCGCGCCTTCGATGATATCGTGATCCGGAACCTCGCGGCAGTCGATTCCAGAGCAACAATTTGTAGGATAGCTCCATCCCGTCGGAGCTTCATGCGCCTCTGCCTGTGCAACGGAGAAAAGCAAGGTGGCAGCGAGGAGGCGGATCATGGCATCGCCTTCCGGTAAAGCGCTGATCTTGGACCGATAGGATCGCCACATAGAATGCCCGTGAGAGAACGATCATCTTTCGGTATTTCAGCCAGCCTTGCCGCGCCGTCTTCCTTGACGCTGATGGCGGAGGCATTTTCGCGGCCGGCAAGGCGCTTCTCGGGCTTGTATCGGCGCTGCGGAGCGTCTTTGCGCTGGATACGGCGGTTGACGGCATAGTCCGCGTCGATGGCGCGCTTGACCTGCTCATAGTTGCGGCCGATGCGCTCGCCGATCCGGCGATAGGACCAGCCAAGGGCGAAGAGTTCCGTGGCTTCTGCGGTCTGTTCTGGTGTGAGATCGTTTACTGCCCCCCGGCGCATTTATGCGACCCTCATTTCACTGTTGACATGTAGGACCATTGGCCCTATATGTGGATGAACGAAACGGGAGTTGCCCACATGGCCGACCAAGACCGCCTCGCCGCTTTGAACCCGCGCACTGCTGCGCTTATCAACGCCGCTCTGAATGCGCCCAAGATGCATGTCGTCATCTCCACCTATGCGGATGGCAAGACGTATCGCCATGAGACGCGCTGCGCCAAAACCGCTGAGAATTGGGCCATTGGCGAGCGGCGTAACATTGGCCGTGACCTCATCAGCCGCGAGACGGGCAAGACTGTTCGCGTCGTCTCCGTTGAAATCCTGCCGCTCGCATGACTCCCACTGAACTGGAAACTCGTGCCGCTGCTGTCTACGGTCCCGACTGGCAATCGCCATTGGCCCGTAGGACGCGCGTGGACGCCCGCACAATGCGTCGGTGGAAAGCTGGCGACCGCGAGATACCAGAATGGCTCGACGCCTTTCTGGAGCTTCTGGAGCGGCATCCTGACGAGCGGTAATCATGCTGCCGCCTCCTTCTCGAGGTCAGCCGCGATCTGCTCAACCATCTCAATCCGGCGACCGACCCAGCGGAAGACATTGACCGCCCAGCTATTGCCGAGAGCTTTGTACCGGGGACCGTCTGCGGCTCGCTTGCCGCGGTGGGGGATGTCGGTGTAGCCGTCAGGGAAGCCCATCAGGCGCTCGCATTCGACGGGCATGAGGCGTCGGACTGCCCAGCCAAGCTGGACGCACTGTGCGCTGTCCCCCTTGCCGGTGCGGCCAGCTTCTGCAGTGAGCGGATAGGCTATTTCAGATGGTGCGCCCCGGTCGTTGCGGGCGAAGCGCGGCTGGAAGGCAACCGCAGTTACTTGGCCGCCGCCTGTCTTGGATGGCAGAGCGAGAGTTGGGCTGACATCGACGCCGAACTTCGGCTCTTGCTGGGTTGAGAGGCCGTAGGAAACGGCCTGAGGGACCGTGCGCGCTTCGAGTGTGTAGGCTGCGCCATCTTGACGAACTCCAATGCCATCAGGTCCAGCGTCTGGGTTTTCGGATATGGCGCGCTCTTGGATGGCGATGGGTACAAGCGTTTGCCGCCCTGTTCCGTCCTCGCTGGCGTCGAAGCCTTCGGCCCGAAGGCTGTGCGCGACCAGTCCAGCAGCTTCCCGGAAGCCGCTGTGAGCATCGCCGTTGCTCGTCAGTGTTTCGGCGACATCATGCGCTGATATGCGAGAGGCGATGTCATCGCCTCTGAAGCCCGTGGTTTGGTTCGCCCCAACTGAAAGCGTGTCGGCAACTTCACATGCCGAAACCAGCGGAGCGACAATGTCATTGTCGCTGTCAAGCCTGTGGCTATGCTGCGCCTGCGCTCGCAGTGGATTGGCGACGAACGTCTCGACTTCGAAGTCCTGCCGTACGCCATGAGCGGCCAGTCTGGCCGCTACTTCAATCGGCCCAGAACAATTGCCGCCGCCGAAGGCGACTAGCTGTCCTGCAGCGGCTTCGTCGGCTCCAACTCGCCAGCCGCCACCTGGCGAAGTGCCTGCAAGAGCGCCGGCGGCAAATCCCTCCCTCGCTTCTCGGCGCGGCGGAGAATTCCCGAGCACGCTTTCGGGCTCAGAAAGTACCGCTGCGGCACGTCGCCAGTCTCCAAGATATCCGACAACGATGACACGCCTTCGTCGTTGGGGAACGGCGCGACCAAGCCCGTCCACTCGGACATATTGCGCGTCCAAGACCCGGTAGGCCCACCCGTACCCCAGTTGCCCCAGGCCTCCGACGATGGAAGCGAAAGACCGTCCTCCGTCATCTGACAGGACGCCAGGCACATTTTCCCAGATGACATAGCGAGGCCGGTATCGGTCAACAATTGCAAGGAAGGTGAGGGAGAGGTTTCCCCGTGGGTCAGCAAGGCCCTTGCGAAGGCCAGCGATCGAGAAGGACTGGCACGGGGTGCCTCCGCAAATAAGGTCAATTGCGCCAAGGTCAGGCCACTCCTTGAATTTGGTGATGTCGCCGAGATTCGGAACGTCTGGGTAATGGTGCGCCAGGACAGCAGACGGGAACGCTTCTATCTCGGCCACCGCGGCGGCTTTCCAGCCAAGCGGAGCCCACGCTACCGAGGCTGCTTCGATTCCGCTGCAAAGGCTGAGGAAGCGCAACGCCCTACTCCGCCGCCAGCATATCGACGGCCGCGCGATTGTAAGCCGCCAGCTTCTCATCCGCCGCAATCGCCCGCTCGCTGAGTTCTTTGTTGTTGGCGCGCTGCTCGGCAATGAGATCCATGGCAGCTTTGTGGCGGGCGATCTCGGCTTTCTCGTCGACCTTGAACATCGTCTCTTTGAGCTTCATCGAACGGCGTGTGTCGGCCGCGCGCTGGCGGTATTTCAGTTCACCTTGGCGATGATATCCAGCCAAGCGCTCAAGTTCATCTTCCTGTTTTGGACGAAAATTGACGACCTTCGACATCTCATTTTCGAGCGTTTCGGCGAAGTCGTTTTCCAATGCTTGTGCGTTCAATGTTTAGTCCCCCGGTTTGGATGGTGGTTTGCGGTTTACGTGCCGACCTTTTCGGTCGTTCCTTTCCAGACGAATTCGCCGTCCTCGCCGACTGGGAAATGCTTCCCGCATCCGCAACAGAACGTGCCTGAATAGAAGTGCGGATCTCGGCTGTAGGTCTCAGCAAGTGTCTGGCCCATCATGGTGTCAACCCGGCAAACCAAGTGCGTGTAGGTGCGCCGCACGGGGCGAACAAAGCCCTTGGCGCGCTCCTCTTCCGCCAAGACGACATAGCCTTTTTGCTGGCCAGTCTTGGGATCAAGCTCGCGGTGGCCGGGATAGATTTGCGTGCCATCGGACAGCGTGCGGCGCGGCTCGTCGCTCATTGCTTTTGCCTCAGTTCGAAATGGAAGGTGCGGCCCTTGAACGACATCAGCAACATGCGGTCACCGGTCCCGTCGATTTCAGCAACCGGGATATCGACCTTGCCGCCAAGACGGGCGATGAGGACCAGCAAAAGCTGATCCTTCATGTTGTCGATCGCCGCCGCGTGTTCCGGTGCGTCGACGCGGGCCATATCAACCCCCTGCCCCATCGCCCCTACTCCGCCGCTTGCTTGGCCGGATCGGCGGCGTCGAATTCGTTTTCGAATGGGTCTTCGTCGCTGGAGGCTTTGATGATTTCGTCGGCATCGGCGCGGGCCGCATTTTTCTTCAGCATCGCGGCTTCGAAGTTGTCGCGGACGGTCGCCTGCCCCTTGTCGTAGGCGGCAAGCCAACGGGTGTCCTCATCGGAGCCGGAGGCGTATCCGCTTTCACGCGCCAGCGCTGCGAGGCCAGCGAGTTCTCCAGCGCGCTCGATCTTCTCGACAGCCGGCGCGCGGTCGCGGAACATGTCAGATTGGAAACCGCTCGACAGGCCGAGCCATGAGAGAATTTCGCCCTCGGCAACGAAGCGGTCGGTGACCGTCTTCTTGTCGTCGGCGCTGATCGCCTTGATGGCGTAGTCCAGATCGCCGAGCACGACCTCGTCAGCCTGGGCGATCTTGCCGTCGGCCTTCTTGGCGGCATTCGCCTCGGCAACGTTAGTGTTGTGCGCAATGCGCTTTCGTAGGTGATGGAAGAACAGGCTCTTGCGCTCGTCTTCAGTCAGATCCTTCGAATTGTCACCGATACCGGCCTCTGCTGCACTTGCTTTTGGCTTTGCCATCATGGCCTCCGTTGATTTATTTCCCGTCTCGCCGCGCCTTGCGGAGCGCTAGCCACGCCTTCGCCCATCGGCGAATGGCTTTCTCTCGCTCGTTTTTCTTGGAAGTACCGATCGATGCGCAGTATCTCGATGTGGCGCGGTTCGGCGCGACCTTCAGCGTTCATCGTCCGCGCATATTCGTTGTTCAGGATGCGGTAGGTATCGCCGTCGACGCGGCTCGCCATGCCATACCAAATCTTCCGACATTTCTCCGGCGACAATCCGAACCACTCTGCAACCCTGATGCGCGCCTCTTCGGGCGTGTCGCCAACGCCGCGCCACTCCCGCTTGACTAGTTCGTTGAGGTAGAACCGGCTCTCGACTCGGATGTCGTCGCTGAACTCATCCTCTGGCGCGACAAGGTGGCTCTTCTGCCTATCCGGGCCTCTTTCCTCAAAAGGGTCTGGCGAGGCTTTGGCCTTGGCGACCTCCGCCATGACAGCCGCAGTCGGCCGGAACCACTCGCCGTCAACGTGATCCGTGGCGAGTTCCCGGTGCAAGCGACGCTCGACAGACGCGTCACCGGCGCAGGAAGCCAGAAGTTCAACCCCTCCTGGCGTTGCCGTTGAAAGCGACTGCATGCGCGCCGCAACGTTGCGCGTGAAACCGACCTTGATCAGGCCATCTGAATCGCTCGTCCTTCGGATGAAATAGACACCCATTATTCACTCCCTATTTCCGGAGCGATTGCCAGGGCGAGCCAGCGAGCGCAACGCAGCAAAAAATGCGCTGTAGAAATCCGCCTCGTGGCCCACCATGAGAGCCGCAGCTCGGTCGATAAGGTCTTCGTTGGTTCGAAGTTCTTCTTGTGCATAGCGAAGTCCCGTTTTCCTCTCGAGTTGCCGCAACTCATCGGCGCTGATCGATATGCGGGGATGGGCATACCAAGCGTCCTTAGTCCTCGTCGCCGTCCACCCCAGTTGCCTGGAGGCATGGCGGATACGCGCCTTTACTGAGCCCACGGAGGGCGGCGCGACCCTCTCGCGAAGGGTGGATTGAACAAACTCAACGCTAGACATTTTGGATTTCTCCGACGCATTTGCGGACATTGTCGCTCTTCCTTCCGATAGGTTCCTGTCCATGGAACCCAGCGGCCATACCGGAAATAACCGGAACAAAATCAAACGCTGGCACGTAGGCGAAAGAGTAACAGCATGCGCAGCCGCTTGAACTTGCAGGGACAGACGGAAGCGCAGCTTGACCTTTTTCGAAGGAAAGACCGACCGCGGCCGGCAAATTTGAACGATCCATTTTCAGTCGCCCCGTACCGCAGTTTCTATATCGGACGCGGAGATGCGAACAAACCTGACGGGCTGCGCGATGCTATTGCGCGACAAGGACCGCCATGGGCGACGTAGGAAGCGAGCGAGCCACGTCATAGGCCGCTCCTGCCGATTCCTGGATGAAGTCCGGCGAGCCAATCCTTGACTGGCGTGCCGATGTAGGGCGACCGACGAAATTCGACGGAAAGTCCCTTCGCAATCGAACGCTCGACGTTCAGGCGACGGAGCGCATTGGCTTCGGTAATGTTCCAATATTCGGCGATGCGATCTGTTCCCCAGCCAAGGCGGAACAGTTCAAGCACAGAGGCGGCATTGCTCGTTAGATGTGACCGCGCGTTCATACCCGCCTCCGCTGCGAAGCCATCAGCAACTTCAGTTCCTTGCGGCGGCGGATTTCGAGCTTGGCTTCATATGCGGTGCGAGCGGAGACGGTGCCGACTTCGGGATCGAATGCGAGAACTACGCCGTCCTGGGTGACAATCATCGTCATGATGCCCACCACGCGAACAAAATGGTGCAGGGGATGACGAGCAGGCCCGCAACGAATGCGCAAAGCCAGACAAATGCCAGCAATCCGTGGTTCGGCTTCGCGTTCATGCGTCGATCCGCTCCCGACGTTCGGCGACATCAAGGCTGTTCCGCTGTTCCCATTCGAGGACGGCTGCGACAATCGCGGCACCCACCGCAATGCCAGCGATGAACAGGAAAGGTGAGTGTCCCGACCTCAGCCATATGCCGATAGCCACGAGAGCGGCAGCGCATTGGAACTTGATGAACTTGATGGCGCTCATAGCCCGTTCATCCCGCAAAATTTGGCGATGAAGACGACGCCAAGGAGATAGGTGAGGAAGAGAAGGCCGATGGTCATGCTGCAACTCCAAGTTCGAAGAGAAGCTTGTCGCTTGTCGGATGCTTATCGATGCGCGGCCGGGAAACGCAGGACCAGGAGCGTCCCTTGACCTCGCCGACTTGCCGCCAGCCCGCAGCTGCTAGAGACGTTCCAGGCTCGCTGGCGAGGATGTACGTGCCTATGCGGCGATATCCGAGCGCGAAGGCCGCGCGCGCCGCTGCGCCATACAGGAACGAACAGGAGTTCCGCGTTCCGTCCGTCGCCAGCCGAGTGACTTCTAGCGTCCATCCATTATCGCGGATGCGCGAGACGGGCCGACCGACGATAACCACGCCGACGAGGCGATCGCCTACCGCGGCGCCGATGGAAAACTTATGGCCGATGACCGGCAGATGATGGCGGTGATGCAGTGAGACGAAAGCATTCGCGCTTTCCAAATCCAGTGGAACGGGCTGCAGGTGTTTCATGCGCTCTGTCCTGCGATGTTGGAATGCTTCATGGTGATGTCGGTGTCAGCGTCGGCGCGATTAAGTGCCTCGCCTTGTTCCGACGGTGCGAGGCCAACCGTGCTGTCCTGCTCGGCCAATGGGCTTTGCATGGGAATGGGGGCGGCCGACGATGCAGGGTACGCTACATCGCCGGCCGTATCCGCTGCCTGGCTAGGGTTGGGGGGCGACAGCGGAATGGGATTCGCGGCTGGCGAGACCGGGGAGGAGTCGATCCCGCCAGCGCTCTCGGTCACGGTAATAGTCCCCCACGCCGAAACCTGTTCTTCCTGCTCGAATCTGAGCGCGAGGAGCGTCAGTTCCTTGGCGCGCTCAAGTTCTTTGCGAACCTGCGGATAATTCCTGCGCGCAACATATTCTTTGACGTTCACACCGCACTGGCGAGCCATGGCGCGGCAACTGGCGGCGTCTACAGGGGCGAGACCAGATGTATGCGGAGCGCTCATGCTGACCTCCGGAGTGTAGACTGATGGCCGAAGACGAACCGCCCCTGAGTGAGCCTGTCATCATTCCGGATGTCTTTGCCGAAGGCGTGGACATCGAGCCGATCAACGGCGACGTGCGGCTGATAGCGTGGGCCACGCATTCCGATGAGCACCGCATTGTTGGCAGGCTGGTGCTTCCAATCATCGTCGCCCGCGCCTTGGCTCGCGATCTGCGAAAGGCTCTCGCCACCGGCCACAACTGAGGATTTTACGATTGAGCAACCATGCCGGCGGGTCGCTGTTATTTCTTCTACAAGCGCCCTTGCTGTTGCACTGCGATTGGCCCGAGCATGACCCCAATGAGAAGCCGACAAATGGCTGTTTTTGGGAGTGTTGCCACCATGATTTTGACCGAACCGATTATTGTGCAAGACGTTTTCGTCAGCGGTGTCCTGCCAGAGGATTTGGGCGATGGAACGATGCGGTTCACCGGCTACGTCCCGCAGAAATCCTTCAGCGTCGATGGCGTCGAATACATCGTGGTGAACCGCGTGATCCGGCCTATCCCGTCCCTCATTGCCTCGATGCAGGCTACCATGCAGGTGCTTGGAATAGCCTGTTGCGGCGGGGACAGGTTGAAGATGCTGAGACATTAGGCTGCCTCGAACAGGTCCGGGCGCAGTTCCCGCACGGAGGCGGCGAGAATCTTCTTCGCATCCTCCAGCCGCTTGAGCGGAATCATCGGGTCGCCCTTCTCCCATCGAATGATGGTCGTGCGGTCCACGCGAAACTTTTCAGCGGCTTGGGCGATGGTCAGCCCGGCCTCTTTGCGGAACTTGGCGAAAGGTTGCTTTTCTTCGGTCATTCGCTATTGGTGGCAGAAAGTGCAACTATTGTAAAGTCCCTACGTCGCATTTTGTGCAGGCGACGGTTTTTTGGCTGATTGGTAAAATCTGCCACCATGGGAAAACCGAGAAACAATCCGAAGGAAATGACGGGCAACGAAAAGCCAGTCAGCAAGATCCATCAGCAAAAGACACCCAACAGGCCCCATTTCATCAACGAATGGCTCGAGATGCGGGAGATGGATGCCATGGACCTGTTGCGCATCTTGAACGAAGGCGACACGTCCCTTCCGGCAGTAGACAAGAGCCAGGTCTATCGGTGGCTCAAAGGGCAGCTCCCGCAAGCGGCCATGCAGAAGCGGATTGCTGGCGCGCTTGAAATTTGTGATGTCGAGACCAACGAACCAGACCCGAGTGGGCTTCTGCGTCACCCCGACCTCGACTGGATTGCTCGCAGAATCCAACAAAGCGATCCCGAGGACGTCAAGAAACTGAAGACCATCGTGGAATTGACACTGCCTATGCGGACTGGAACCCGCAACTAAGATCAGCCTTGGCTGCACCGATGGGTCTGTGGATTTGCCATAGGAGCAGTAGAATGGCCGGGTCGTTGTCTGGGTTACAGTGGAGGGGATGATGCGCCGTTCGACTTTTGGATTTTTAGCGCTTGTCGCGCTTTTGGGTGGATGTGTGGCATCTGGACAGCAACAGCAGCTCTATCCGGTCCAGCGCATCGACCTCACCCCGGAGATTAGAACCGCAATCGAGAATGGCGTGCGCCATGGGATGAAAGACCCGTACTCAGCCATGTTTGGAACGATCATCGCCGGCCAGCGCGTATGGCAAGGCCAGAACGAGATCGTCGCTTGCGGCTATGTGAATTCCAAAAACAGCTTCGGAGGATACGTTGGGATGCAACCGTTCGAAGGAAAGCTTTCCCCAACTACAGGGCAATTCCAGTTGGTGGCGACCGGGGACCAATCTCCGAACGCTGCTCTGATGATCGGCGGTTCGTGTCGTGGAGCCGGCTTACCAATACTCGACATGGCGCCATGAGCGCAGCAAGCTAAACGCTCAATCGCATGGAGGATATAATCCAGCCGTTCGAATTTCTGCATTCGCTGCTAGGGCGGCTCTCGCTGGTGATCATGTGGCTCGCTTGCGCGGTGTTTCACTTGGCGCTGATCGTGGTTTTCCTGACCGCCGCGTGGTTTTGGCAAATCGCGCCAGAGACAGTTGAAGGATTTGCCATAGACCTTTTCCAACGAATGCACGGCGCCACTCTTCTCGCAGCCGTTGGACTTCTCGGAGTGTCAGGCGGCCTCGCGCTTTACTGGTATATTCGGTTCTGGCGGAAAATTTATGGGGCATTAGTCACGCCTTTCCTATTCAGGGATATAGACGACGCCTTCAAACGAAAGCAGCAACCATCGTCTGATTGATTGTGAGACCGTTGCGTTCGCTTGAGTTTCCGAGCCGCCGCTTTAGCCATTTCCACATAGCGCTCTTCCTTTCTCTCTGCATAGCTCTGCCCTTTCCGCCTTGAGGTATGGGCGCCGGCCCGCTCAAGTCCCCGACCACAGGAAGGACCGAAGTCCCGCGTACTTGGTATCCCTTCCCCATGACGGGGCCGTGCATTGTCCCTGCACGTTCCGCTAGCGGCTTTTTTCGGCGCCGCTACGTCGTTCGACAGACGGGAGGTCAGCCCGCTGATGTCAAACGCCGCTCTCCACCGTTCTCGGGGTTGCCGAGCTTCTCAAGGCCGCGCGTCCTATGGGCCACGGTTCCGCGCAATTTTTTGATTCCTTCTGAGCCTGGCAGAAGGCCACCGCTTGGGATTGTGTTTCCGGACTGATCGTAGCTGGCGAGCCAAGTCCCTTGGAAGATCGCCGCTTTCGCGCGCTGAACACCACCTGTTGCCGGGAACCACCGAGCAGACACAACAGTTTGTGATTTTTGCGCCGCGCAACGGCTTTTGCAGTTGTTCCGGTCTGATCGCCGTGATACATAACTGCTGACTTATCCATTCGAGTTCTGTTGTTGCGCGCCCCGGTCGGATCATCCCGCCGGGGCTTTTCTTTTGCCACGCGGTTCTAAGTGACGCAAATTCTTTGTGGCACTTTCTGCAACTTTCTTCGTTTTACCTATTGCGGTTAGTCGCATTTTCTGCCACTAATATCTCCAGCAGACCAAGCACACGTCGCCATTTGGCGGCAACTGGAGACGGACATGACCAAAATCGAAATCACCCGCGACGTAGCCCGCAAGGTTCTTGAAGTTGTAGACGCCGGCCTTTCCAGCGGGCTCGGTTCGCCGAAGCCGGGTGAGATGTGCGTTGAGGCAGCCGTGTGTTTCGCACTCGGCCTGCCGCATGGGGACGATCCGAAGTGTGTTTCGCCCTTGCTTCGCTCGCTGAAAATCCGGCTGAACGACAGTTCGTGGTCTTCGAATGCAGCCCGCGCTCTCGGCCTTCGCCGGCTCGCCGTAGCCCAGCTCGGCAGCAAGGACAATCTGGACCCGAAGGAATTTTCGCGCCGTCTTGTGGACCTCGCCATTCGTAAGCAAGTGCCGATCGCACTGCGGGCTGCGGCTTCCTGCCATCCCGATAGTACCCACAAGGCCAAGCTTCTGGACGCGGCGCTGCGCTGCGAGAAGGACGGCACCAAGGAAGCCGCTCGTGAAGCGCGAGACGTAGCAAGGGACGCCTCCGCCTCCGCCTCCGCCTACGCCTCCGCCTACGCCTCCGCCTACGCCGACGCCGACGCCTCCGCCTACGCCTACGCCTACGCCGACGCCTCCGCCTACGCCTCCGCCTCCGCCGACGCCTACGCCGACCGCGCCGAAATCCGCGACAAGGTTCTGAGCGAGTTCGCGGAAGACGTTGTGCAAATGCTGATCGACATGAAGGCACCCGGCTGCGTGTGGCTGGAGCTTACCGAAGCTGTCGCCGCCTGAACCCCACACAAGACTGAATACCGCTGCAATGGAGACGGAAGATGGCCTCGATGAGTTTTGAAATGCCCGGTGTTGATTTCGCCGGTATGGCGCGGGAAGCGATCGCCGCCAAGCTGACAGAAGCGATGGTCGGCGCCGACGATGCTCGCGAACTCGTCTCGTATTCGAAGAACCCTGCTTCGGTTCATGTTCACCGCGTCACTGAGGGCGAGATCGTCAGGGACGTGACGGCGGATTTCTTCCCCGAGGAAGACGAAGCGCCAGAATACCGCATCAACCGGACTGCTGCAATGCGCCGTGCTGGCGCTTTTGGGAGGGCATGAAATGGACATTCTCGACGCCGCCCGCCTGCTCCGTTTCCAGACCGACTGGGAACGCCGGTTTCACTGGTACGAAATGTTGCTCACGGCAGGCGTCGATGCCGACGAGGCAGAGCGCATTGTGCGCCGCGCTGCAGCAGATCGCGCTCACCAACAGGAGGCCGCATGATGGAACAGGTATTGAAGGCGCTCTGCGTCAAGCATGGCTTGCTCATGATGTCGGTCGGTGTTTGGCCGAACCGCGAAAAGCCGTTTGCGGTCTACGTCCACCCGGATTTTGAAATCTGCGGATTTGGCGAAGGCGCGACAGTGGACCATGGCATCGAAGCCGCGATGCTGGACCTGCGCACCAAGGAAGCCGCGTGATGACGATCACCATCAAGCCGCTCGACTGGTACGAGCCGACCGATCATCCGCAGGACATGGAAGACAGCAGCATCCTTGTCGCTCATGGCGTCGGTGGACGATACCACATCAGCAACCGGCAACTCGTGCGCATCAAGAGCCCTGACAACATGGGCTATCTGCTTTGGGGAGCCGAAGACGGAGACGAGTTTGTCTTCACGGAACACCTGACTATCGAAGCCGCCAAAGCCGCCGCGCAGGCTGACTTCGAAGCCAATATTCGCGCTGTTCTTGTCGAGGATGTTGGTCGCCTAGTTCCGAAGCATGGGAGCGGGCCATGACTGACCACCTCACCAAAGACCTCAACGCCGCTGGCGCTGGCAGAAAATTCAGGAGGAAATGCCGTGAATACCAAAACCTTTCCGACGCTGCACGTTGCCACATGCCTGACTGGCATCGGCTTATGCGAGGACATCAGTTATTCGCGCGTCCAGGAAATCGCATCCCATCTGTTCGGCGCGCCGATCTGGACGCATGAGCTTATCCATGCGCCGACGCTGGACGCCTACAAGTCGGAAGGCTATCGGCAATTCCCTGACATGCCGACTGCGGCCGAAGCGGAGGCCGACTACGAGGCCGCTGCGCGCAAGGCTGTCGCAACATACGGCGAAACCATCGACGTCGTCGAAGGCACCCACGGGCGCCGTGAGCATCCTGTGGACACGCTTTCGCGGCTCGTCCCTGCCGATCGCATCATCGAGGTCAAGCTATGACCGACACGTTTCAGCAGGCCGGCGCCGTTGCCGCGAAGATTGTGGATCCATGGGCCTGGTATTTTGCCGCGCTCAAGTCGCCGGCTGAGATCGGCAAATCCATCCCGCTCCACCATGAGCCGAGCCAAGGATATTTTCGAGCTCGTTCGAAAGGCGGGCAGTGGGAGCCGATCGCCATCTTCTTTCCGGAAAGCTCCACCGATCTCGTCGCCTATCGGAATGGCAAAGAGGTTCACGCCGATGATGTGTGGACCTACTGCGCCACCAATCCGATCAGCTACGAACAATACCAGGCTGCGGTCGACGGCAAGGGATTCGATGACGAGCCGCCAGCCCCGACAATTGGCGACAACAGCGGTGACGCGGATCAACTGGAAGCGCTCCGCATCGAGTACATCGGTGAGAAGGAACAGCTTGAGGAAGCCCTGAAGAAAGGCGTCAAGACCCAGGCCGATGCCGACCGCGTATCGATCTGGAAGGACCGGATCATGAAGATCAAGTCGCGCGCCGGTTTGATGTTCACGGCGGAGAAGGCACCAGTCTTGCTGCAGTCGCGCCAGATCGATGAGAAGTACCGCTATCTAGCACACGACAAGGACAGCGATCCGGTCATCATGATCGAAAAGGCGCGGTGCGGTGTCGAGGCATTCCTGAAGCAAAAACGCGACGAGGAGAACGCCCGCCAGCAAGCAGCATTGGCCGAAGCGGCAAAGATACGCCGCGAGGCCGAGGAAGCCGCTGAGGCCGCCCGTATGGCACAGGAAGCGGCATCGGCGAGGGAGGCCGACGCTGGCCCGGCTGATGGACCTAGCACTGAGGAAGCCGAGGAACTGCGCAAGACGGCAGAGGAAGCCGCCAAGCGCCTGGCTGATGCCGAGCGCGAAGCACAGGCCCGCTCCGTCTCTGTCGGCCGCACTGGCGCCAAGACATCGCTGCGGACAGAGAAGGTCGGCGTGGTGACCGACTATGCGAAGGCCGCGGCAGCGCTCGTTGCCATGAAGCATCCCGATTTCATCGCCGAGATCGACAGGCTTGCGCAGCGAGCCGCCAAGGCCGGTATGCCGTTCGACGGCATGGAAGTCAAAGAACAGGAAAAGGTCATCTGACCATGGATATGACCGGACTTACGGAAGCAGGAACCGCTGATCGCTGCAAGTGCATTACGACGTTCGACCTGTGGTCCGGCGGTTCAATGATCGACATCCTCAAGGCCAAATATCCAGACACAGCAAAGTTCTTGGGCGGTGCGCAGAAGGCGCAGGTCGGCGAAACGACTTGCTGGAATCCGTCCGGCCATCGCAGCGAACCATACCCACTGCCGCACACCATAGGGATCAAATGACCATGAACGCCATAGCCACCATCCAGCCGTCCCGCATGCCGATCCCGGCGGCGGTCGCCAAGGAGTTCGAAATCGCGCCGGCGGAATGGCGGGTGCTAGTCGACCAGATTTTCCCGGCCGCCAAGTCTGTCGAGGCTGTCATGATGGCACTGGCCTACTGCCGCAAGCGCAACCTCGACATCTTCAAGAAGCCTGTTCACATCGTCCCCATGTGGTCGTCGACCAAGAAGGCGATGGTCGAAACGGTCTGGCCTGGCATTGCCGAGATCCGCACCACGGCCAGCCGCACCGGGCAGTATGCCGGCATCGACGCGGTTGAGTTCGGCCCGATGCTTGAACGCTCTTTCAGCGGTTCGGTCGGCAGCGGCCAGAACGAAAGCACCATGACGAAGAAAGTCCGGTTCCCCGAATGGGCTTCGGTCATTGTCTATCGCATCGTCGCCGGCCAAAAATCGGCCTATCACGCGAAAGTCTTCTGGGAAGAAACCTACGCATCGATCGGCAAGTCGGAAGTTCCGAACGACATGTGGGCGAAGCGGCCGCGCGGACAACTGGACAAGTGCGTCGAGGCCGCGGCGCTGCGCAAGGCATTCCCGGAAGAACTTGGCAATACCTACGCCGCCGAGGAGATGGAAGGCCGGTCACTGGAAGGCGCTGTGATCGAACACAGTGCGCCGCCTGTCCCGCCCAAGCCGCCCGTCCCGCCGTCGCAGCAGATCGCTCACCATGCCGAAGTCGTCGACGCCGAAACCGGCGAGATCATCGACGAGCGCGAGACTGTCACAGAAACCGGCGAGGCGACGGACGCCATTATCGAGGAGACTGAAACCCTCGGCGATTATTTCACCCGGCTCGAAACGGCGATGGAGGCCGCAACCACTGCCGCCGAGATCGCCGAAGTCTGGAACGATGCTGACCCGCTGTCCAAGTTCGAAGGCGACGAGGACAGCCAGGCGCTCGCCATGTCGATCAAGCGGACGCATGTCCAGCGCGTGGGAGCGAGGTAATGGCGACGGCGGTCGTCTACACCGCCAGTTATCCCGGCGCCAAGGGCGAGCAAGGAACAGTCACCTCAGTCAACGTCGGCGCGAACCTTGTGTTTGTCCGCTATGGTCTCGGCAGCACGAGCGCTGCGACCGAAGCCGACGATCGCCTAACGTTCTTGGATGGCTCGCCTGTCGCGCTGGAGGCCGCCAATGGCTGAGGTCGACATCATCCCGAAAATCCGCTGCGACAATTGCGGCGAGACTGTCGAGAAGGCGGTTTCCGGCGCGGGCGCATCCCGCCAATTCGCCAAGCCGCGCCTGTGGGGTTCGATGAATGCCCAAGGTGGCCGCATCTGCCAGCAGACATACGGCACCGGCAAGGAACGCCTGGATTTCACTGACCTTTGCCCGAAGTGCGCAGAAGCCGCATTCAAGGCCGCCGCCTCAGCACTGGAGAAGGCCCGTAGCGACGGCTTCGACGGCCCGACAGGAGCAGAATGATGTCCAAGCGCGAAGCTCCAGCGCTGAAGTTGACAGTCGAGGACGGGCGCCTTGTGCCTGCATCCGCATGGGACCAGGAACGGCTGCTGTCGTATCGCAACCGTTCGACCGTCAACGCCTACGTCACGCAGGATAAGCCGCGATGGATGGAGCGCAAATACTGGGCGATTCTTGACCGAGTCATCACGACATGCGGCGTCAAGCAGCGCACAGCCGAGGATCTGCACGACCACATCAAGCTGAAGCTCGGCTTCGTCAATGCCAAGTTTGACGACAGCGGCAAATTGAAGGTCACGCTCAAGAGCACGAAGCTCATGGAAGACCCGGAATATGAGGGGTTTTTCAAGGAGGCGATGGGCTATCTGTTCGATGTGACAGGCGTCGACCCGTTGACGCTGAAAAAGGAAGCCGCCGATGTAGGCGAAGACGAACAAGAGACACCAGCCGCGCAAGTGGAAGGTGACGGCAGCGGGGCGGTTGTTGCCCCTTCTGATCCCGCTGCCGATCCTTCAGATCCCGTTGGCGGGCCTGCGCCGGTCGACGAAACAGAAGCGCGGGAAGAACCCGTAGCTTCGTCGGCCGGCGACATCACCACACTGAAACGCGAATGCATCTCCAAATTCCTCGCCGCGGCAACCGATCCGACGATACCAAGCGCTAAGGATCGGCAGGAAACCGTCATCTTCGCGAAGGAAGCGTGGAAGCAGTCGCTGCCGACTGATCTCGATTTCGTCAAAGCCTGCACGGACACGGCGAACAAGGTCGTCAAGGGCGAACTGTCTGCGCCTGTCGCGCGGCATTACCTGGAGGGATTGCTGTGACCTTACGCCAGCACATCGCGCGCGTTCGCTCATGGTGGCGCGGCATTCATCCAGACCGGACGCTTGCGATGGCCATTCCAGCCTATGCGGACGCCGTCAGACGCGAACGCCGTGCTCGTGCAAGGAATGATAGCCGTGGCATCGGCGCTGCTGTAGCGGCCAAGCGTGACGCGCTGCATGCCGATATGCGGGGTGCGCGCTGATGGCGAACCTCTTGCGAATAGCCGTGCCGAGCCAAGCTCTTGTGTCATGGGCAAAGCTTCGTGCGGCCAAGCTGGTTTTTGATGGGCGCGATAGCCCCGCCTCTCGCCGGTACATCGTCGATTGCACCCATTACCATGGGCCGACGCAGTGCAACATCTTGTTCACAAGGGACACCGGCCATCATTCGTCTGGCTGGTGGAAGAACCCCGATTACGAGCGCTGCTATCATCTGTCCATGAGCTTCGTCGCATTCGAGCGCGGCCAATCTCATGCGCTTCCGTTCGACAAGCGGATGGGCGCCAAATGGGCCAATGCCTTCTTTGGGTCAGATGTTAGTGCGACGTGGATCGAGCCGCCATATACAGACGTTGGCAAGGCTCGTGACGTCTATCATTACCGACTCTTCTGCGACGAGGCTTGGGCGCCCATAAAGCCGCGCGGCGAGGTCTACTCCAAAGACTGGACGCCGGCCGGTTGGAAATCATTCAGCGATCTGCACGGCGAGGTTCCGTGATGTCCGAGATCGAGCGCATCATCATCGACGCCAAAGGCGATCTGATCCTTCAGGTTCAAGCCGCTCAAGCGGCGATCGATTCCGGCATTGAGGAAGGCGGCCTGTTCGGTATGGGCAAGGCGGGGAAGTTCTTCGGCGTCAGGCGCAACAAGGGCTCCGTTCGCGTCTATCCGCAGGAGGCGCAGCGCTGATGGGCTACTTCTCGAACGGCTCCGAAGGCATGGATTACGAGGACAGGTTTTGCTCTCGGTGCGTCCATCGCGGCACTGACGAGAGCGGCGGCTGTGCCGTTTGGCTGGCGCACCTTCTGTATTCCTACGAGGAGTGCAACAGCACGAGCAACGCCAAGCACATGCTTGATCTTCTCATCCCGCCGGCAAAGGACGGGCTTTCGAACGATCAGTGCGCGATGTTCCATCTCGACAAGAACGATCCGAACCAGATGGATTTGTTCTGATGGCCCGCCGCGAATTCCCCCGCAAGATCAAAGCCGCAGCAATCGCCCGCGCCGCCGGCTGCTGCGAGAAATGCCACGCCGTCCTGAAGAAGGGTGAGGCCGAGGTCGACCATATTCTTGAAGACGCGCTGGGCGGTGAACCGGTGCTGTCGAATGCCCAGGTTCTTTGCTCGCAGTGCCACAAGGAAAAGACAGCCGATCGCATCGTAGAAATCCGCAAGGCCGACCGCGCCCGCGACAAGGCGTCAGGTGCCATCAGGCCAGCCGGCAAGCTTCGCGGCCCTGCTTTTCCCAAACCCGACAAACCCGCTCGCGTCGGCAAATCCCCCCTGCCGTATAGGGCAATGTTCGAGAGGACGACTCCGTGAACCTGACCGAACAACACATTGCGGTCCTGACCTACATCTCCCGGTTTCGTCCGACAGTTTACGGTTGGGTGCAGCACTTTCAGATGCGTCATTCCACGGCGTCAATGATGCGGAACAGGTTTCGTGAAGAAGGGCTTATTTACGACTGGGAAAACTACGGCGACAGGATTGAAATCACCGATGCCGGCCGAAAAGCAATCGGAGACAAGCCATGAGCGTATCAAGCACGGAACCCATCGCGTGGCGGTGGAAGCCTGAAAACCGCACCGACTGGGAGGCATGGACCTTCATCAAGATACGTCCGACGTGGCTTGAAGGCCCCGGCTTCACTGTTGAACCGCTCTACGCCCCTCGCCCGTCTAGCGATACGATAGGGGGAGAACTGGATGCGGCGGGACTGGAAGCAGCCGCGCGCAAGCTTTGCCGACTGGATGGCTACGACCCCGATGGGAAGAAGCTGTTCGGCCCGAAGGTAAAAACATGGGAAGCCTACGCCAAATCTACTGAGGCAGCAATCAGTGCCTATCTCTCCGCGCTTCAGGCCCCTCAGTATACAGGGGTGGTGGAGTGGCTCGATGCTGAAATTGCAGCACTTCCTACGCGAGACGCATCCGGGCACGACCACGACGCCTATTGGATGAAATCGGAAATTGGCGGCCTTATCGAGAAGGCAAAAGCCTGTTTTCGTTGATCTGTTTTGCCATCTATGCTACTGTTTTTCAAAGGAAAAAGCAAATGAAACGCAGGCCGAAAAACGAATTGTCGTTTAAGGAACTGGCGGCCAATCTCGCGGAGCGCAGCATTGTCACGAAATGTCTTGCCCGCTTCATTGAGATGACGTTCGAGGCGCTTCACAAGGAGATTCACGACACGCAGATTGTGCCAGCCCACAAGGCTATCGCCGCGCTCGTCGCCAATCCGCACGGCTGTACCTACTGTGACTATGGGAAGCTGCGCATACCGCCAGAGTTCCCGCACAGCAACCCGTTCAATACCCACGACAAGGACTGCGGCTTTGCAATGGCCGAAACTATTTTGGCGGTGCAATCATGAACTTCGTTGAAGCAATGAAGACCGCGCAATCCGGCTTCGATACCTGGGCCGCAAAGCCGCACAACGCCAAATGGTTCAAGCGCATCGACGGCACACCAATCCCGAACGACTTGCTCGTCAACATAGCTGAGGCACTCTGTGCTGCAAGGATGGGTCCAAAGGGCGGGCTGTTGGCGACTTTTACTCTTTCGGTTTTCGAAGATCGCTCGACGCTGCATGTGGACGCTGCACCTGGCGCAGCACCAGACGAATTGTTGGCAAAGGCGAAGGCAGCGCTCGATGATGGCGTAGTGCGCAGCGCCCTGATCGCTGCCCTACCGGAGAGCCAGCCATGACTGCCGCATCAAACGGCTTTATCTGCGAAGCCTGTGGTACAGGCTTGATTGATCAATGCTACCGCTGTGGAGCGCCACAATGCTGCCCGCGATGCTGTGTCGAAGCAACTGCCCCCACCCTCACAGGAACAGCAACACCCAAGCCGGAGATCGCATCTCCCCCCGAAGGGCGGCAAGATGGAGGGGTGGCGGTCAAGCGCCTCGAATGGAGCGAGCCGTCAGCGCCTGACCATAGCAGCTTCTATGACCACAGCCGCGCGATCAGCCCGTTCGGAACCTACTGCATCGAATGGAAGAGCTGGAAGGAGTATCCCGGCTTTACGATTGAAGGTCCGGGCGAATTCTCATCCATCGCCAATACTTTGGATGACGCCAAAGTCGCCGCGCAAGCCGACTTCGAAACGCGCATCCGTTCCGCCCTCGCACACAGCACCCCTGTAGAGGCTCCAACGCGCAAACAGTGCCCTCACAACGATGCGACCTACCATATCCCGTCGAAACGATACAAGTTTTGCACAGGGTGCAATGCCGAGATAGATGCATGTGGTTGGATCGCTCTCGCCGCACAACCTCTCCCAAAGCAAGGCACGGGGGGACGGACGATGAAAAAGTCGCCATGCCCGATTTGTCGAGGCAGTCGAACCATCCGGTTGCCGCTGTACCGCGAGATGGCCGTGAGCTTTGACCCCAACATCACCATGCAAACGACTATGGAGGAAACGAGCCGTCAATATCCCTGCCCAGAATGCGCGCCTAAAGCTTCAGAAGACAACGTGGCTATGGTCAAATACGGCGCAGAGCTCGCCGTTCACGACGAGGGTCCGGAATATGAAAGATATGCGCGGAAATCTCTGGCCCATTCTCTGGTCGATGCCATCCTCAGAAACGGCTACATCGCTTTCACCAAGGGCGAGCGGGACACATGGCAGCGCACGCAAATGATGCGCGCCACGCTCGGCGTCGTTTCTGCTGCCACTGTAGCGTCAATGGAGCAGCGCATCGCGGCCCGTCAGATGAACGTTGCGGCACAGCTTGTCGATGCGGCGGCGCATGAAATCCGCATCTGGGCAATGCACTTCACAGGCGATGAGGGCAATATCAGCAAGGGCCAAGCCGTTGATGCTATCGCGCGAGCTTTCAAGCGTCTCGCCACCGAAACCACACAGCCTGACGCCTACACCGGCGGCAATTTCGAAGGGCTTGTGGAGGGCGAGAAATGAGCGACCTGATCGAACGGCTGCGGAAGCCACACCGCCAGCTTCATCGCAGCACGGGCAATCTGGTGGAGAAATCTTCGCCGTCCATTCAGCACGAAGCCGCCGCCCACATCGAAAGCCTCGAAGCTCGGATTGCAACGCTAAGTGCTGCGCTGGAGCCATTCGCGAAGAAGCTTATGCCAGAGAGCTGGCACAATGACGAGAAAGTCATTGAACGCGGACTGACAGTAGGCGATTTCCGCGCCGCCCGCGAGGCCACCCGATGACATATAGCCACGGGGGAAGCGGGGAACGGATCGCTGCGCTCTACGTCGAGACAGGTGGCGGTTATTTCGACCTGCCATGCATAGACGCTTGGGATGAGGCAAGAGACGCGCGCACCTACAATGGCCCCTGGCCGGTGGTGGCGCACCCACCCTGTCAGCGTTGGGGCCGATACTGGCATGGAGCGCCGAACAAGCCTCATCAATACAAGCTTGGTGACGACGAAGGCTGTTTTTCCGCTGCGCTCGCTGCCGTGCGCCGTTGGGGCGGTGTCCTTGAACACCCGGAAGGCTCCCACGCTTGGAAGGCGTTCCGCCTCAATGCGCCGCCCCGTAGCGGTGGCTGGGTGGCGGCCGATTTTGAAGGCGGGTGGACCTGCTATGTCGAGCAAGGGCATTATGGACACATGTCCCGCAAGGGAACTTGGCTGTATGCCCACGGCGTCGATGTTCCCTCGCTGACCTGGGGCGCCGGTGAGCAGCGCATCCATCCGATAGCGCTTGAACGCCATGGCTATGAAAAGGCCCGCCGTATCGGAATGATGGCCATGGTCGGCGGTAAGGACAAGACGCGCATCCGCAATGCAACGCCAGAACCCTTCCGCGATTTGCTCATAGGCATCGCACGGTCGGCCAATCTGAAACGCGAGGGCCGCCTAGATGTCACAGGAGCGGAGCATGAGCGAAGCTGACGAGAACGGGTGGCGCTCCGATCTGCGCATAAAGCTGGAGAAGGCCAAAGCGCTCGGGTTCGACGGCTATTGCACCGATTGCGAGAGCGCCACATTCCTGCACAATGGGCGGTGCGGCTGCGGTTCTGGCCGCGTCGTCACGTCGCTTCCAAAGCCCCCTTCACATCCTGAAGAGGTGGGCGAGCCTGTGGATATCGGGGGCAAGCATTGACCACTTTGCGCTTCCAAGTCGAGCCGCGAGACGTGCCGCCAGAAAAGGCCGCGCGTCGCATGGGCCTGTCTTTGGAGCAGTTTACGGCGATTCTACCGCGTTTGCTTGGGAGAGGTTTTCCGCCGTCCGACCCAGATACCGGTAACTACGACCTCGACGCCATCGACGCATGGCGCGCGAAACGTCACACCCGAACCTTGCCACAGTCCGCACCGCGTGCGCAACCTTCCGGCCTTGTCATCGCAAGGCTGGAGAAGATGGGTGGGTAAGGTGGATATCCCCTACTACGTCATAAAAAAGGGCGTGTACGGGTACTGGCAGCCGACGCCGGCCATGAAGGCTGACGGCTTCAAAAACATCAGATGCGGGAGGAATGGGCCAGCAGCTTGGGCGGTCGCCACCCAATGGAATGAACGCTGGCAGCGTCACCGGCAGAGTCTGGAACAGGACGCTTTGCCAAGATGGCCGGTTGGTTCGATCGGTGAAGCGTTCGACCGCTACCGGAAAACAACGGAATGGACCGAGGTCAAGAAGCCGAGGACGCGCGAGGAATGGGAGCGCGCATGGTCGCGCATTGCTCCGGTGTTCGGGGATCTTCCGCCGACGAGCGACGATATCACCCTCGAAACCCTGTCTCGATTCCGGGCGATGGTCTTCCATGAGGTTTCGGCGCGCGAGGCATGGCGGGCCATCAAGATATGGAGGGCGCTGTGGAACGTCTGCGCCTCACTGCAATACACCTACGGCAAGAGAGACCCCGCCCTGTCGATCACCAATTCACAGCCGGCTCCCCGGTCAAAGATCTGGGTCGAGTGGGAGGCTGTCATCCTCGCCAAGAAAGCATGGCGGGAAAAGTTCTACGGTCTGGCGGTCGCCATCGCCTTTGCGTGGGACACCCAGCTTTCGCCGGCAGACCTTCGCGGCCTGACCAAGGCAGGTATTACAGGGGAAGGCTCAGGACGGCACTTTCCTATCCAGAGGGCAAAGTCGGGCCGCTCAGCCATCGGAACGCTTGGACGGCGCTCCCTCGCCTTGATGGATGACTATTTGACCCTTTTCCCATGTGAGGTCGGGGCGATCTTACGCAATCGGTCGGGTGCGATCTATTCCCGCTTCACGCTGCCGGATGACTTCGCCACCGTGCGCGAGCTTTGCTTCCCTGGCGACACGCGGACGTTGGCCGATATGCGGCGCTCGGGTGCGATTGAAGGACAGGCCGGCGGCGCGACGCCGTCGGAGACAGCGGCGAAAATGGCAAACTCGATCTCGACCTCGAACGCCTTGCACAAGACATATCAGCCGGTCGATCTGGAGACGGTTCGGCAGGCAGATGCAGCCCGCCGGCTAGGTCGCACAAGGCTGCGCGCGAGAACAAATAATGACTGAAAGTTGGAACTCGACCACGAAGGCAGTTGGAACTTTTCCACGCGACGTGATACTATGTCGTTGAAAATAGTGGCGATCCCGACAGGATTCGAACCTGTGACCATCGGCTTAGAAGGCCGGGCGAAAGCCAGTATTTTCAATGGAAGTTCCGAGAAACAGCTTGCGTTTCCATGCGGAACAGACGGAGAAACTTGGAACTCGGAAAAGCAGCTCTACATCTATCGTTGGGATCGACAGGGCCGCAAAGGCCAGACATGCAAGGTCATGGCTCGCGGCAAGTTCAACAGCATCTGCGTGGTTTTCGAGGACGGCTACACTATGATCACCAGCGGCAATGCAATTCGCAAGGCCGTCCGCGCGGCCTGAGCCGTTCTTAGCCTGAGGCTTTTGGAGATTGAGATGGATATGATTGAGCGTGTGGCGAGGGCTCTTGCCGCCCATGACAGCGAAGGTGCCGTATCTTGGGAAGATTGCCGCACCAACGTCAAGGACGCCTATCGATCTCGCGCCCGCGCTGCTATCGAGGCCATGCGAAACCCGAACGACGCCATGAACTTTGCAGGCGCCCAAGTTGGCGATTATCCTTGGGACGGCAAGCGCCCGTCTCGCATCTTCACGGCAATGATCGATGCTGCTCGCACCCCTGCAGGAGAATAGCTAGATGGACGCCGCAATGCGCTTGCGCAGCGGTGACGCAGACACTGGGGCTTGGGAGAGGGGAAGATTGAGGCGTGCAGGTCGTTACCCCTGCTCTGAGCTTTGGTTCACGGCTGACCTACAATCGACTACTCGCCAACCATCGCTGGCTTTTATCGACTATCTGCGGCTCCGTCCGGTGCTTGATGCTCTCGGCTTTGCCGACATCATCGTTACTCTTACACCGCTGGTCGCGTGTCTACTTTCCACGCCGCCGCCTCGCTAATACCTATAGCGCGGAATCGACGGCTGTGCTAGACAATCCGTCATGAACCGCGCTCCTAACAGTTTAAGAACTTGGCGAAGGACATCTGCTCCTTCGCGTAGCTCAATAGGATAGAGCGCCCGATTTCTAATCGGATTGTTGCTGGTTCAAGTCCAGCCGCGAAGGCCACATCGGAGTGGTCTAATGGCTAAGACGGCGGTCTCCAAAACCACAAATCTCGGTTCGATTCCGGGCTCCGGTGCCACATCTTTGGTAACGAGCGGTGATGATATGAGCGGTAAGCGGTGCGACCCAAGTAGGCCTTACAACGACCAAAATCCGATTATCGACATGACGCCGCCGCCCGGCATGATGCGTCTGTCGCCGGGCGTTCAGGAGCGGCGAGGGTCAGCGCTCCGCAGCATGTACCTGACTGCGGCCCTCATGGCGGAACAAAACGGCGAGTGCTATTGGTGCGGCCATCTGATGTGGCGTCCTCGCGTGCAGTCCATGCTACCGCTAGAGCACCGCGACGCTGAGAGCCGCGCCACGTTTGACCACAAACTCCCCAAGTCGCGCGGCGGGAAGATGACGAAGGAAAACGGTGTAGCCGCCTGCCTTAGCTGCAACAACCATCGCGGCGACACCCCATTCGAGGATTACGAGCAGTGGCCTCCTGAAAGCTACGCTACATGAACGCAAAAAGCCCCGGACACCACAAAGGGCGCCGGGGCAAGGTTGGTGAATATCGTCAAATTCTGACGAAATCTGACGGATTTTGACGAGGGTGGGCTCGAGCCCTAGGCCTAAAGCCAGCGGGCAAGGTTCTTCGGGGAGGATGGGGAGTGCTATTCGTGTGCGAGGACTGACACCCCTTGCCCATAGATCAGGATGATCGCGACCGCCAATCCGATGACAATGCTGCCGGCGAGCAGTTTGCGGTCCCTCCCGTGGAAAAGGCCCTGTCCGAAATCAGGCGCCGTTACTTGAAGGATGGCGGCACCGATGGCAAAGAACCTCGACAGCGCAAGCAGGACAGTCGTCTGCGTCGGAAGCTCATAGAGCCTGGTATAGATCGAGCCGAACGTCCCGAACGCGATAGCGAGCCAGCACAGGAAGAAGCCCCATGTCATCTGACGAACGCGATCGTATGGCGAATGGCCCGCCAGCGCATTGATGAACAGTCGCCAATATGAGACGGCGATTGCGACGCTTGTCCCGACAAACAACGCGTTCAGGACGATGATCACCCTATCCACGCTGAGGGCGTAGAGAGATGCGGTGAACACCCCCACCACCGCGGCGATGACGAGAACAACCCTGCTAGTGGCGATCATCATGGTATGGTGCCCGGCCCGTCAGTCTATCGTTGCGATCAAGCAACTCTCTAATTGTCAACTCAAACTGGGAGGCAGCATATTCTACCTTGCGGCGGGACGACATCACTTCCTCTTTGACGCGCTGTCGCGTCCCGTCCTTTGGCTGGAAAATAGCTTTGAGCAAAGCAACCATCTTGAAGCTCATTTGGGCGCTCTCGCGCGCAGGAGGAGGTCCGACAATCGGTTCAGCGCTGCTACCGTCTGTTCGTTGGCCTTGACGCTTTCCCGCCCTACTTCCCGCAACGTTTCCGCAAGCTCCTGGTTCCGGTTGTACAGCTTGTAGACTGCAAATCCCAGCCCCAGGATCATCACCCCCGACAAACCTTGGGCGATAAAAAAGGCAATGATCTGACCGATCACATTCTCGTCCATGCCCGTCCGCCATTCTCACAGTCCAAGCCCATGCACTGCTGTTGCCTGTTTTAGTATCTGACGACGCCCAAAAGCAGAAGGACGAGCAAGATCACGATGACCGCAATCGTGACGAGCGGCTGCGGCAAGCGACCGCCAGCGAAGCCGGACGGCCAGCCAGTGACGGCAAGCACTATGAGGATGATCAGCAGGACATCAAAGCGTTGCAGCATGGTGTTTCTCCTTTCAGGTTTCAGATCGAAGTCTTGGCGATCACGATGAGACAGACGATGAAGAACACGACCATGAAGATCAGCCACGCTTTCATTGCTTGTCCCAAGCGATAATTTTGTTCATGCGAGCCGAGCAAATGCGCAGGCCGGCTTCGTTCACATCGCCGCGGTCTATGAGATCGCCGGTGACTTCCGGGCCGCCTGGCTTCGACCAGATCGGCGGGCATGGCCGTTTCAACGTCGACGGGATATGACGCTCGACGATCTTTTGCTCAATGACCACCTGCGGCTTTGGAGTGGTCGAGCAGGCCGCGCAGAGCAGCGGGGACAGGCAAGCGCAAATACGCGTCAACATCAGCATTTTTCGCCCTCAGATCGGCCAGCGTCTTGGCCATGGTCAGCGTGGAGTTGTTCGCAGCTTCGATTTCATCGGCGAGATCGGCCGCAAGTTTGTCAGATGCAGCCTTGTCGGCGTTCAGGCGTGCCATGGTGGCTTCATTGGCCTTGTTGACGGTAACTGCCGTCGCAAGGTCCGCGCGCGCCTGTGCGGCCTCTACGCGGGCTGCTATTGCGTTTCCTCGATACCAAAAAGCGGTTGTCGCGAGCCCGAGGATAATGATCAGGATTGCGGCGGCGACGCCTAGCCGAAGGTAAGCCATTTTGCTATGTTCTCCGGGTGAGGCGGCGGCGTGGGAAACGCGGCTCGGTGAGCCAGAGAGACACGCCTTCAATCCCTGAACCCTGCTCTTTTTTTGCGGGGAGGTCGACCAGACGGGGTTGGAAGTTCGCAGTTTGCGAAAGGCTGCAGTCGCGCCCGGCCCGCCTCACGCCCATACCATGAACAGCGCCAGCGCTATGGCGAGCATGACGAGATAGGGCAGCGCGCGATCGAAGGCATCGGCGAGCCATGCGGCGGCGAGTTCGATGCGGCCTTCCATCACGCGCCACGCAGGCAAAGTTCACGCTCCTTGGCGCGGCGGCGGGTGAGGCCGGGGAAAACGATGCCGGCGGCGCGATTCCACTTCATCAGCGCATCGCAGCCCATCTGGGTCTGCCCATGGTTGATGTAGCGAACGACGCTGGAGCTGCACGCCGCGCCGACGCCGACATTGTACGCGAAGCTGGTGAGCGCCACGAACCTGTCATCCGGCATCGGAACGATGACGCAGGCCGAGATGCCGTTGGCGTACTTCTGCAGGCTGTCGATGAGCATCGCCTTGCATTCGGCGATAGTATGGTAGTCGCCCCTGTGCACGTCCTTGGTTTCGCCGAAGCACACCGTCCACGGTTTGCCCCCCGTCGCCGGATCGGGATAGGCGTTCTGGCGCAGGCCTTCGAAGCCGCCGATGAGGGCTGCGGCCATGCCGGCGGCAGCCGTGCCGTTCCTGAGACGGTTGGTCATGGTTGCGTCCCCTTGAGATTGTTCTGCTGGACGATGCGGGCGTAGATCGCCGCCATCGACACCAGCCCGGCCAGAGCGCCGAACGCACCGCGCGGGATCGGCAACACGCCATCGAGATAGGGCACGGCCATTTCGAGCCCGGTCAGCACGATCGCCGCCGCGTTGAGCCGAATACTCCATGCTCGTTTCAGCACCCGCTTCCAATGCGGCAGCGGTGTCGGCAACTGTGCCGCGATCTTCGCAGTCACGGTCGGCGGCGTATCGGTCATGTGTGTGCCTTTCCGTGATCGCGGAAGTTGCGTTGTTCGAATTGTCGAGGCAGATTGTGCCGATGGAACAGGCTCGCGAAGCATGGCAATGGTCCATCAACAAACTGAGGACTGATCCGCTGACCTTCGTGCTCAGTGTCTATGTGCTCGGCATCTTCCCGGCATGGATCACGTCCTGCATCCTCGCCTATGAGATGAACACCGATCTAAATCTATTCGACGCCACCTATAATGCGATGTTCGATGCCGTGTTGTGGCCGCTGAAAGTTATCGGATATTGATGGTGGTCCACTTTGTCGACACGTATTCGACGTAATATTTCGCCACCACTTTCCGACCAGATCCATCATGTCACCGGCCATCCAGAAGTGAACCCGCTTGGCACGGTATCGGTGAAGGCAGAATCGCCAAAATTGCCATTGGTGACCTGGCTTCCGGCGCCATCCAGTGAACAATGCGGCGCGAGCGACGGATATGTGCTGGTCGCGATGCCTCCAGTGTTCGTCGCCGGATTGGCGGAACCGCTGTTGTTCCAGTTGCCGTTGTTTTTACGGAACCACACTTTTTGATTGTCCAGGTCGATTGCGCAGCCAATCCGGTCGCCGTCCGCTACGGAACCGAGGCTGCTGCCACTATTGGAGCCGTTGCTATAGATATTGCCGCTGCGATAGACCGTGGCGCAATGAGTCCCATTCGAGCCGACATTCGCAGCGGTCGCCTGAGCATCGGCAAAGCCGCAGCCGTCATTGGCGCCGGCCCAATCCGAAGCGACATACTCGATGTAATATTTCCCGGTCGATTTCTGATGCTTGGCTCTGGCGATAGCCGCCGATGTATTCGCATGGGTGACCGTCTTGTCGCTGTTCGACAGGGTGACGTTCACATTGTTCGGGCTGAGGAACGATGTATAGCCTGTGCTGGTGTTGGCATCGTCCGGGGTTTGCGGCCAATTGGCGGTAAACCCGCTTGGAACGGACCCCGAGAAACCGGAGTCGCCAAAATTAAATGTGACCTGATCACCGGAAACAGGCGTCACCCAGACCGGCGCGAAGGCCATGCCGGTCATGTTGGTGAAGGCAAGCCCTCCAGTGTTCGTCGCCGGATTGGCGGAACCGCTGTTGTTCCAGTTGCCGCCATTGCGCCGGATATAGATTTTACCGTTGTCCAGATCGACAGCGAAATCGAACCGATCGCCGTTCGCCGCCGCCGTCAGGGAGGTGCCAGAGTTCAGCCCATTGATGTAGATCGTCGAGCCGGCGTTGTTGTCGAGATAGATGCCGGCCGCCATCGTGGCGGCCTTACAGATATCGACATAAGGGATTTCTTCGGTGGCGATGCCGATGAGATGCTCGTTTGGCGATCCGCTCACCCGCGAATTGACCGTGACCTCGAAATAGAACTTGCCCGATGCCTTGGACTGCACGCTGCGCGCGCCGGTTCGGCTGGACCCACCATTTACCGAAGTCAGATTGCTGTTGCTCAAGGTGACATTGCTGCCCTTGGTGGCGGAATCGAGCATGGTATAAACTTGGGTTGCAACACTTGTTGGGACGACCATGGGGAACGGAAAGGTCATTGCAGCGCGACCACATTGAGATGCGACACAGAATTTATCACCGTGATGTGCATCAGGAATTTGCTCGTATTCGTTGTGGTGAGGGCATCGCCAGTCACTTTTGTGAACCCGGAGGTAGTGATCGCGCCTGCGCTGCCGTTGTTGGTGTACTGGATCACCATCGTCAGCGCATCACCGCCGCCAGTAGATGGCGGTGCCAGGGTATGAGCGCCGCCGTTGGTGGCGTATTGCAGGTTGCCGTTGGCTGGGTCCGGCGTGAAAGTACCGCTCGATTTGGTGCCTGCTGAATAGGCCGAGGTGGTGTAACCGGCCGTGAGATTGGCGGTCGTGTTGGAGCGCAGGACCGTAGTGTTGAGCGGCGATCCGTCCGCCCTGAGATAAAGCAGGCAGATGACGTTGTCGCTGGCGTCCTGAACAAAGCAGGCGCGATCACTGGCAGCCGTGGTGATGTTGGCACCACCGGGCAG